TCGTTGGAATCTGGTTCACTGCACTGGGCGTAAGCACCATGGCATTCAACCTCAACGGTTTCAACTTCAACCAGTCCATTCTCGATGGTCAAGGTCGTGTACTGAACACCTGGGCAGATGTCCTGAACCGTGCAGGTCTTGGTATGGAAGTAATGCATGAGCGTAACGCTCACAACTTCCCACTCGACCTTGCCGCTGCTGAGTCTACACCTGTAGCACTCACCGCACCCACGGTTGGTTGATTAATCTGTTATAATCAATAAGAAGCAAAGGGGACTTCGGTCCCCTTTCTTTTTATACTCAAATGTTAAGTTTAATTACTTATTCTCATGATTGGTAAACTCGACCCAGAGGAAAGAGTTCTATCTGCAGGACCTAAACAATTGCCTGTATGGTTTGAACAAACCTCTGATGAACCCTACGATAGACATCAGTATCAGTTAGAATGCAACGGACAATCCCTTATCTTTGATGACTACGATCATCTCAGAGCATATTGGTTTGAATCTGTTCGTAACTGGGGCAACTGCAAAGTTAATGTCTTAGATAGGAAACAAATAAAGAAAAAAACAAATGGAGGTTTTAAATAGTGACAACATCGACTTTAACACAACAAAGGAGGGGATGGTTTGATGTACTCGACGACTGGGTTAAGCGGGATCGTTTCGTTTTTGTTGGCTGGTCTGGACTTCTTCTTCTTCCCACTGCTTATCTTGCTATTGGCGGTTGGCTTACTGGTACAACTTTCGTTACGAGCTGGTATACCCATGGTCTCGCTAGTTCCTATCTTGAGGGCGCGAATTTTCTTACAGCGGCAGTTAGCACTCCAGCTGACGCTATGGGTCATTCTCTTCTTCTTCTCTGGGGTCCTGAGGCTCAGGGGGATTTCGTCAGGTGGTGCCAACTTGGGGGACTCTGGAATTTTGTGGCACTCCACGGTGCCTTCGCTCTTATCGGTTTTATGCTCAGGCAATTTGAACTTGCTCGTCTAATCGGAATCAGACCTTATAATGCGATTGCTTTTTCTGGTCCTATTGCTGTATTCGTCAGCGTCTTTCTTATCTACCCTCTCGGACAATCCAGTTGGTTCTTTGCCCCGTCGTTTGGCGTGTCGGCAATCTTCCGCTTCCTTCTCTTCTTGCAAGGATTCCATAACTGGACACTAAACCCTTTCCACATGATGGGGGTTGCTGGTATCCTAGGTGGTGCTTTGCTCTCTGCTATTCACGGAGTCACTGTGGAGAATACTCTCTATGAAGATGGGGAACAGGCAAATACTTTTAAGGCTTTTGACTCTACGCAAGAGGAGGAGACTTACTCGATGGTTACTGCGAACCGTTTCTGGTCACAGATCTTCGGTATTGCTTTTAGTAATAAGCGTTGGTTGCATTTCTTTATGCTCTTCGTTCCCGTCATGGGTCTCTGGACAAGTTCTATCGGTATTATTGGACTCGCTCTTAATCTACGTGCTTACGACTTTGTATCTCAAGAGATTCGTGCAGCAGAAGATCCAGAGTTTGAGACTTTCTATACCAAGAATATTCTTCTAAATGAAGGACTACGTGCATGGTTAGCACCAGTTGACCAACCACATGAAAACTTTGTGTTCCCCGAAGAAGTTCTTCCTAGAGGTAACGCACTGTGATTAAATCACTGTTCAGTATCATGTTCGCTGCTCTGATGTGGGTGCAAGTCCCACAGTGGAGCGATGACTGGTCTAAATGTTCAGTCGATGTACCAGACACAGCCTGTCACTGGTATATCACAGCACCCGATAGCACCATGGGTGAAGGATTTAGTTGGGCGAATGCCCCTTGGTTTAGTGTTGAGGGTCTCCGTGATGTTGGAGAACTTCATGACACTATGGCATCACTACAAAATGTGAGCGAAGCATGAACGGTTATCTAGTGTTCGTATATTTCAGTTGCTTTGCTGTTATTGCAGGTGCTGCCTTTGCGATGATGTGGGCTAACATTATGAACATCAACACGATGATGAATGAACCGCCCAAACCACGTCATCCAGAGGCACCCGCCCCTGGTGATGAAGTCATGTATGTAGATCTTTCTAGAGAAAACCTAGAAAGATTATATAAAGATGAATAACATTAGACCCCTTCGGGGGTTTTTTTGTGCAAGTTATGAAGTCAAAACAACTCTAAGTATAAAAACTTTAATCTAAAATAGATAGTGTAGTCGAATAAACAATAATGACTTTTTTTCGAGGAATTATTCTTGCTATTGTAACAGCACTAATTATTTTTATGCCAAGGATGGCATGGGCAGTAGATGTTCAAATGGGATCAAATGGAAACTTGATTTTTGATCCCGCAGAGGTTACAATATCTGCAGGAGAATCAGTTCACTTTGTGAATAATATGCTCCCACCCCACAATATTATTGTTGAGGGCCGCCCTGATCTTTCTAGAGAATCATTAATGTTCTCTCCAGGTGAATCGCAAGATATTCTCTTTGCTGATGCAGGAGACTATGATTTCTTTTGTGGTCCTCATCAAGGGGCAGGAATGATAGGAGTTATCCACGTCGAATAATGAAGTATACACACAACTACATGAAAATCTTTCTTGACACTGCTGACACAGAAATTATTAGTGAATATTTTAAAACTGGGTTGGTAGATGGTGTCACTACCAACCCTACCTTGATTATGAAGAGTGGTAGAAATCCTATGGATGTTTACCAGGACATCAAAGATATTGGTGTTCGTGATATCAGTATGGAGGTTGTTGGTAGTGCAGCTCAGATGTATCATGAAGGACGTAGACTTTCTGATATGTTTGGTGATGTCTGCACTGTCAAACTCCCTATGACTAGAGATGGTCTGAGTGTCTGTAAAGAACTCTCTGACATGAATGTCAAGGTAAACGTCACGCTCATCTTCTGTGCCTCTCAGGCAGTCCTAGCAGCAAAGGCAGGGGCAACATATGTCTCACCTTTTGTAGGACGATTAGATGACCAGTCAGTGGCAGGCCTGGAAGTTGTCAGGAGTATCTCTGAACTGTATCGCATCCACGGAGTCAGGACTCAGGTTCTGTCCGCATCTATTCGTAGTGTGCAACGTGCTATCAGGTCATGGTATAATGGAGCACAGATTTGTACGATGCCACCTAAAGTATTTGATCAGATGTACGATCACATCCTTACTGATAAGGGTCTTGAGATTTTTGATCAAGACTGGGCATCGGTAAAGAGTGATTGACGAAGACACACCTTATAAAATGGCTGAGATCATTCGTGATACTTGGCCCAACTTTTTTTACTTGAAAAATATTAAGAAACCCATGACATTTACAGTATATTCCAAAGATGGTTGCCCTTATTGCACAAAAGTGGAGCAGGTATTACAACTTGCTGAAATTAAGTATGTGATATATAAACTTAACAGGGATTACACCAGAGAAGAATTCTATGATAAGTTTGGAAAAGGATCTACCTTTCCAAGAGTTGTCAAAGATGATACACTAATTGGTGGATGCACTGAAACTGTTAAGTATCTACGGGAACAAAAGTTGGTCTAATGGAACAAAACCTCATCGACATCTATGATCTTATTGAACATGCTATTGATAATGCCTTTGAGGGAAAACTGAATTTAAAATTTTATGATTATCTGAAAGAAAGTAAAATCAAAAAACATGAGATAGATGCTTTCATTTTAAGCACTACCGCAAATGAAATTAGTGATCTCATTTTGGATCTTGATGAATATATCAAGGGTGGTACTGATAGTCAGCATAAGCAACTGCGTGAAGGTTATGGCCATATTCCTAAACCTCAAGCAAGAAAGATAAGAAACTACTTAGAAAGTTTCATAGATGATGCAGAGAGGTATAGTCATGACCGAAGACCGGGAAGACGCAAAAAACATTCTAAATAATCACGAAACCAACATCAACCGTGGAGTTGAATTGTTGCTACGCAACAGGAGGAATAAACCAGATCCGCCTAAGACTTTTCAGGTAAAGTTTGGTAATATGGTCGCTCTTTTCAAAAGAGAGATCGTGTTTCACTTAAACTTCTATCTGGACATCAGAAAGAAATAAATCTCTGGAGTAGACACATGTTAGCAGTAACACTTACAATTGGAACTCTTGTTTCAATTATGTTCTTTTTTGTAGGAGGTGTGGTAGGATGGTTAGCAAGAGAAAACACCTGGGTAAATCAACCAATTTATACACATCCAGAGATGTTTGACGAAAACGGGAATGTATTACCCGACGAAATTTTAGCAGTACGATTTGAAAATGGCTATGACGAACTCGACGAAGAAGACGACAACTAAAACGAGATCTGTAAAAGTAAAAGCAGAGTCTCCCAAACTTCCACCTAATCCTTTTGTCCATGAGATTCTTGAACTTGTAAGCAAGCAGAGGACCAAGGCTAAAAAGGTAGAGATTCTTCAGGAGTATGTTAACCCTGCACTGAAGAGTCTCTTTATCTGGAACTTTGATGACACTGTTATCTCTGTAGTTCCTGAGGGTGATGTTCCTTATAAAGAGAATGAAGTTCCTGTTGGAACTGATCACACCTCTTTGCGTCGTGAGTACAAGCACCTCTACAACTTTGTAAGGGGTGGGAATGATAGCATTTCATCTCTCCGTAGAGAGACTATGTTTATTCAGATGCTTGAGGGCCTGCACCCTGCGGAAGCAGAAATTCTTTGCTTAGTGAAAGATAAACAATTGCAAACTAAATATAAGATATCTTACGACATAGTTAAGGATGCTTATCCCGACATCAACTGGGGAGGACGTTCATGAGTAGTGTTGCTGTAGAACAACAGGAAAAAGAAATGGCAGAGTATGGATCAGAGGAAAACAAAATCAATCCATCTGACTATGAGTGTCAAATCCTGTTAGAAAAAACAACTATAGAGATAGCAAACGATAAGACATTCCCAACAGATGCCAGACTTATCTGGTATGTTGTTGATGGTGTAGAGCATATGGATCTTACCCGTTGCGGTAAAGTAGTAAAGATGTTTGATATGTACTACGATCGATATGGAAAAGATTCTGTTCGGAGAATTGACTTTGGATATGGAACAGTCAACCCTAAACTTTGGGGGCAAAAGCCAAAGAAAGAAAAGAAAAGAAAATGAAAGATGAAATTCTTAGAGATCAAGTTAATGAATTGATTCGTGATGAAATTCAACAAAACATTAATGAGTACGTTGAATCAACAGAAGAGACTCAGAAAAGTGGTCTCGGTTTTCTTGAAAATGAAGATGAATTAAAAGTCAATATCTCTCAAAGGGAGATTGATAAAATTATTAAAGAGTACAAGAAAATTAAAAAGAGCCAAAGATCAAATTTATTTGAAGTTAAAAAACTGGATTTTAGAGACTAATATGTTATCTACTCAATACAGACTACGACTTGAATTTATTTGTAAATGTATTGCAAATGGTGAAGAGGTAAAATTAGATGATATGATCTGGGCAGAGAAGTTGGCAAAGAGTCACACTACTGCCAGAGACTGGTTGCAAAAAGCACGAAGACAATCTTCTCAAGAAATTGAAGAAGGTAGTACCGATGATTTTCTGAATAGGATGGGACTAGGAGATCCCGACCCATCCAATCATAGAAAGGGATTCACTGATGCTGACGACATTAAGAGTTGGTTTCAGCAAGACAAACCTGATGACTGGAGGCAACGTGACTGATTATGTCTGTGTCCAAACATGGGATCCCATTTTCGAGATGATACGCTATAATTGGGTACATAAGTCTGAAAAAGATCCTGTGCAGTTCGTCAAAAATCTCAACCCAGAACAAGAAATGCTATGAGTAGCAAGATGATGTTCCTGGTTGATGCTGGCAACGGCAGATGTATCACTCATGATGGGTATATTCAACTGGGTAGTTTCTCTCACACTGTAGAGAAGCACCTTGAGTTAAATCCAGAACAAGAATGGCAGGTGACCTATTGGATGCCAGATCCATTCTGTATCAGATACCCAAGAGCAAACTATCAACATACTATGAAGGCAAATGAAGGGTCTCCTAGGACTGATAATGCTACTGATAGCAGACCAAGAGACTTCCCTGACCAAGCAACTGAAAGACTTGAGAGAACATTATGAATGTAATTACAGAAGGAAAAGTAAAGACGGTATATCAAGGTGATGATGCTGATCGTGTCATTATTGAATATCATGACAAAGTAACTGCTGGCAACGGTGAGATGGTTGACCATCCACTAGGTAAAGGATCTCTTTGCTGCAGTATTTCATCTATCATTTTTGAGAAACTTTCCAAAGAACTTATCCCAACTCATTATATTAATATGGTTGGTGCTAACAAGATGATTTGTAAGAAGGTTAGTATTGTTCCTCTAGAAGTTATCTGTCGCAATCGTGCTGCTGGATCTATTGTTCGTGAGACTACTCTTCAAGAAGGAGCCCCACTGCCACATCCTATTGTTGAATTCTTCCTGAAGGATGATAGTAAGCATGATCCTTTGCTTACACCTGATCGTGTGAAACTAATGGGATATAATCCAGAACCTTTTATTGAGATGACTCTACAGGTTAATGATTATCTCCGTCAGATGTTCTATATCATGGGTATCGATCTTGTAGATTTTAAAGTTGAGTATGGTTATGATGCTCATGGTGAGTTATATCTTGCTGATGAGATTAGTCCTGATAGTATGAGGTTATGGAAGATTGGTAGTGATGAACGATTCGATAAAGATCTATTCCGAAAGGATGAAGGTGATATCGTTCCTGCTTATCGTGAGATTCTAGATAGACTACAACCGCTTGCTATTTCATGAACGAATTAAAGATCACTCCCCAAACATATATTGATATGAATAAGGAGTTTGAAGAAGAGGGAACACCATTCAGAATTTCTATTCCTACACAGGAACAGATTGATAAGCATCGCTCACAACCATCAGCACCATATCAGGCACCACCTAAAGTGGACATGGTACAAGAAATGTGGGACAAAATTGGAGGACGACCTAATGGATGATTTTAACAAACCAGGATCTAATAAGATAGGAATAACTCCTGAAGTTGAAAATTTTGTCACGCAATTGCAACTAGATAATGTATGTAAGATATTGGGCGGTGAATTAAAACATTATTTTTGCTCAGATAAAACTACAACTCATGAAAAGATTGTAATCGAATACAACCACAAAAAGAAATGCAAGCAGTAATTTACAGTAACGGTAGTCAAGAATGTGAACGAGCTGGTATGCTCTTGAAAAGTATTCACGAAGATTTCCATGAATATGTTTTAGATAAAGACTTTACTGACAAACAATTCCATGCAGAGTTTGGTGAAGAAGCTCAGTATCCACAAATCTCAATTGGACTGGAGCATCGTGGTGGTCTCAAGGAAACTTTGCATTATTTGAATAAACATAATTACATATGTTCGTGTTGATACGAAAACACTTGACTAAATAATGTATGAGGTCTATAATAAGACCTGACGTTCATCCCACTCTTGGGTGGGACGCAAGTAAGTCGCGGAACGGAGTCGTTCATCCCATGCTAGAACTATTATTCTATACATCACTCACCTGTCAACAAGCCGATGCAATTATGTTTCGGATGAGAACAAATGAGAATCTTCCTCCCGAAATGAAGGTGGAATTGATTGAGGTCATGAAGGAATCAACACCTGAGTGCTATCCATGGGACGCACACGACTGAAGGAACGGGGATTAAAAACCCTAACTTCAGGAGACTGACAAATGAACACACTAAACATGATCAAGAAGCAGATCAACAAAGCATCTGCTGTTCACAACGCACAGATTACCCACACTTCATATCGTGGTGTTGAGTATGATACACGTTGTGTAGAAAGCAAAGAGTCTCACGGGACCTTCTGCTATCGTGGACGCACTTACACCAAGTGATTGCCAAACCGATTAAATAGTGTTATGATGGGGGGGAAACCTCCCATTTTTTTATGGATAGAGAGAAACTCAAACTAATTGTAAGGAACATGAAGTCTCTTGTCGATGCACTAGAGTCTGAAGTCTACTCTGATGTAGATGCATACAAGGCAGAAAACTTTGATGATCCAGCACCTAATTACATAGTAGATTACGACGAGGTATTTGAAGACGATGACAATTAATACTGCTACGTTGATCAGCGTAACTCCTGATGCAGAGAAGCACATGGCCTATTGTGCCCGTGTGTCCAATCCAAATAATCAAGATAATGAAAAGTTTTCTGGTCTTCTTAAGTATTGTGTGAAGCATCAGCACTGGAGTATCTTTGAACAGGCATACATGACTCTGGAACTGAATACCACACGCGGTATCGCGGCCCAAGTGCTTCGTCACAGGTCATTTACATATCAAGAATTTTCACAACGCTATGCTGATTCTTCCCTACTCTCAGAGAAGATCCCCTTACCAGAACTCCGTAGGCAGGACACCAAGAATCGTCAGAATTCTATTGATGATCTTGATGCGTTTGAAGTTCAAACTTTAGAAATGCAGATGCAAACTTTGTTTGATTCTTCTATGGCACTTTATCAACAAATGCTTGAGCGTGGAGTTGCAAAGGAATGTGCTCGTTTTGTGCTTCCTTTGGCCGTGCCCACAAAAATTTACATGACCGGCTCAGTTCGATCATGGATTCATTATATTGATTTGCGTTCTGCTAACGGCACACAGAAGGAGCATATGAATCTTGCTCTGAGTGCGAAGGAAATTTTCATCGAACAGTTTCCTGCCGTCGCTGAAGCGATGGAATGGGTTTCATAAATATTCACACCAACAATTGAGTTATGCCAACATACCCTGTTATTAATCTAGAAACAAAAGAGAAAAAGACACTCAGTATGACTATGAAAGCATACTCAGAGTGGAAAGAAGAGAATCCAGGATGGGATAAAGACTGGTCAGAAGGATGTGCAGGACAGTCTACTGAGTTTAAGTGGACTGGAGAAGCCAAATCTAGTGGATGGAATGAAGTTCTGGATCGTGCATCTAAACAACCAGGTGCTAACGTTCGGAAACATCGTGACTACTCCTTCTAACTTTTTATACAACTTATGCCCGCAAAAAGAAAGACCCAGACTCCAGTTCCATTCGGAATGTCCAATAGACAAATGAAACGAAAGAAACCAATCAACTCAGATCTGATGAGGAAGATTGAACCTCTAACACAGAATCAAGAGGAACTCTTCCGCTGCTACAAGAATGATCAGAACCTTGTAGCGTATGGTTGTGCAGGCACGGGTAAGACTTTTATTACCCTCTACAACGCTCTCAAAGATGTTCTTGATGAAAGGACACCTTATGATAAGATCTACCTTGTGAGATCGCTTGTGGCTACTAGAGAGATCGGATTCTTGCCTGGAGACCATGAGGATAAGTCTTCACTTTACCAAATTCCTTATAAGAATATGGTGAAGTATATGTTTGAACTTCCTACAGAGTCAGACTTTGAGATGCTGTATGGTAACCTTAAGACTCAAGGAACTATTTCATTCTGGTCTACATCTTTTATTCGTGGCACCACACTTGATAATGCGATCGTCATCGTTGACGAATTCCAGAATCTAAACTATCATGAACTTGATAGTATTATTACGAGGATCGGACAGGACTCCAAGATTATGTTCTGTGGAGATGCTACTCAAACTGATCTTCTAAAAGATAGAGAGAAAAATGGTATTGCTGACTTCATGAAAGTTTTGCGTATCATGCCCTCTGTCGATATTGTTGAGTTCGGCGTCGAAGATATCGTTCGCTCTGGACTGGTGAAAGAATACTTACTTGCGAAGATGGAACTTAATTTATGAATTTTACTCATCATAATTTTCTCGGTGACCTTGAACTAAACAAAAAAGAAACAAACGGCATCCGTCTCTACAACCTTCCAAGTGGAGACTGGGTGCCTTCTATTACGTCTGTAACTTCTTTCTACAATCGACAGATCTTTGTCAAGTGGCGTAAGCGAATTGGTATTGAAGAAGCTAATCGCATTACAAAGAGAGCAACCTCGCGTGGAACAGACTTCCATGCAGCAACTGAACTCTATATGTTAAACAAAGAAATAAACTGGGACGACTTTAAACCTCTGACCAAGTTTATGTTTACCTATGCACGACCATATCTGGACAAGATAAATAATATACACGCTATAGAAAGGACCCTCTATTCTGAATATCTTGGATTAGCTGGTCGCGTTGACTGTATCGGAGAGTACGAAGGCGAACTCGCAGTCATCGATTTTAAAACATCCGATAAGATTAAACCAGAAGAGTGGTTGGAGAACTATTTCGTTCAGGAAATGTTCTATGCATCTGCTTACTATGAGTTGACTGGCATCCCCGTAAAGAAACTCATTACCATCATGGTCACTCCTGGTGGTGAGGTTAAAGTATTTGACAAAAGAAACAAAGGGGATTATATTAAATTATTAGTACGTTATATTAAGGAATTTGTATCTCACAATCTTAGGACAGAGAATGAATGAACTAGAAAAAGCACTAGAAAGTAAATTCTTCTGCCCCTCACGGTTTGCACAGGAGATCGAATCCCTGGTGCAGAAAACACAGGGAATGAGTTATATTGATGCAGTGGTTCACTTTTGTGAGCAGAATGCTATCGACTTAGATTCTGTTCCGAAACTTATATCTAAACCACTCAAAGAAAAAATAAAGTGTGAAGCACTTCACCTAAACTTCTTAAAGAGAAGTTCCAGGGCTAGATTGCCTGTTTGATTCCATTTTTGGGCGAAAAATTTTCCCGGCCAAAAATCCCCTTATTACTTTTTTGATGATGCCTTTTGATGCCTATAAGCAGTATCTTTCGTTGAAGAATCACTTCACGAAAGATAAGTATGACTATCACAAGTATTGTGGAAAGAGTCGCGCAACAGTTCAATCTTTCTACAAAAGGAAAGATCGTTTCTGGTTTGAGAAACTATCACGAAACAAAGATGACAAAGAAGTAATCGAATTCTTTGTATCTAACTTTATTACCTGTACTGATCCAAGTAAGCTTTGGATAGGAGAAATGATACGTGAAGGTGAAGTTAGATACACTTCATGGAAGAAGAGAACTCAATCACTCTCATATGTTTTTAAGGAAGAGACAGAGAGAGTCTTTTCAGATAATAATTTTGATGCTATGTTTTCTATGAATGGATCTAGTCATCCAAACATTTTGAAATCGTATCTTAGAGATGACATATCAATTGAAACTCTGGTCATTCTTGATAGGATACTTGGATTTAAAAAAAACTGGGATGATAAACTGTCTGATCCAGTGTGGGAAACCGTCAGTATGAGGATGAAGAAGTATTCGCCATTCCTAAATATTGAGGTATCACGATATAAAAAAATTCTTAAGCAAATTGTTTTAGGGTAATGAGTTTTTTCGATTCCGATGTAGTCCGTGCAGAAATGACGGCAATAAGTGAGATTCAAGAGGACGTTTATAAGAACGTCTTTAATTTTCCTTCTATGGATAAAGAAGAAAAACTAGAGCATGTTATAATGCTCGAAAAACTTCTGGACAAACAGAAAATTCTTTATGCACGTTTGAGTTTGTCTGATGACCCTGAGGCAAAAGAAATGAAAGAGCGGATTGTTGAGTCCGCTAAGATGATGGGTCTCCCGAAAGGGACCGACATGAGTATGGTATTCAATAATATGTCACAAATGCTTGAGGTGATGAAGGACCAGATTGACAAGACTGGTTCTGACCTGTAGAATACCGAGGTACACACAAGCCAAATACGTACAAATCTAAACAATCCTATGTCTTTCGCAAATCTTAAAAAGCAATCATCTCTTGGATCTCTGACCTCTAAACTGGTCAAGGAAGTTGAGAAGATGAACAATACCAGTAGCGGTGGAGATGACCGTCTCTGGAAACCAGAAATGGACAAGACTGGCAACGGTTATGCAGTCATCCGTTTCCTCCCTGCCCCTAACGAAGAAGAACTTCCTTGGGCAAAGATGTACTCCCATGCCTTCCAAGGTCCTGGTGGTTGGTATATCGAGAACTCTCTGACTACAAACGGTGGCAAAGACCCTGTGTCAGAGCACAACCGTGAACTCTGGAATAGTGGTCTTGATTCTGATAAGGACACTGTTCGTAAGCAGAAGCGTAAACTGTCCTACTATGCCAACATCTATGTGGTTCAGGACAAGGCAAACCCTCAGAACGAAGGTCGTGTCTTCCTGTATAAGTTCGGCAAGAAGATCTTTGATAAGATCATGGAAGCCATGCAACCTGAGTATGAAGATGAAACTGCCATCAATCCTTTTGACTTCTGGCAGGGTGCTAACTTCAAACTGAAACTGAAGAAGGTTGCAGGTTATTGGAACTATGACTCTTCTGAGTTTGCAGCATCCTCTCCTCTGCTGGATGATGATGATGCACTGGAAGCACTGTGGAAGAAAGAGTATTCTCTGACTGCTCTGACTGCTGCTGATCAGTTCAAGTCCTATGAGCAACTGGAGAGCCGTCTCAAGATGGTTCTAGGTCAGAAGTCTGCACCTGCTCGTCTTGACGAAGAAGTCTCTGATGAGGATAACGATCGTGGATCCTACGCTCCCGATTTCTCCTCCCGTCGTCCTGATCCCACTCCTGCAAAGATCGGCAGTAATGACTTCAACGCACCTGATATCACTTCAACAAAGTCTGCTGACTCTGATGAAGATGATGCTCTGTCCTACTTCCAGAAACTTGCTGAAGAGTGATGAGATATAACCAGTTGTGTTTAACCTTATTGGTTATCGCAGCATATATTAATCTACTGAAATAGTCTGATATTATCAGCAGTCTTCATGGATTCAGTCTTATATTGACTGGATCCTTTTTTGTATGTCATTAAAAGTTCAAGATCATCAAGAGCGATATTGAGGTATCTTGGTTTAAGTAAGAAAATATTTCTTCTCTGCTTCTGCAGATCTTCTTCATAATCATAATTGGTCATGGTTTTGACTGGATACTTAGTTACCATTCCTCCATCACCAGAGTCATAATATGTGACACTATAATCAGAGGCAACTCTCAAACCTGCTTTTACTATTATGACATTTCTAGTATTTCTTTGTTCTGTAGTTTCATAATGATGTACTGTGTTGATACTTTCATATGATCCATACTTATCTAACAAATACTTATCATACTCAAGTTGTTGCATGGGCCACTCAGTTTTAATATTAATTATGTTATTGCAAGCAAGAACTAACCAATCCAGAGATGAGTCTCCATAGAAATCAAAGGCAACATTATCCGGTCTATCGGCATTAGTGATTTGATACTTTGTAAAAAGTGTTAGATCCTGAAAGATATCTTCTCTAAGAGCACCCTTTTTAAAAAGATTTTTGACCGGAATGTAATCAGATATATTAGCGTCAGGAAGTCTACTAACGTATTCAAAATTAGGAACTTTGTTAAAGTAATTTGACATTTTAGAAACCTATTTCTAATGATGGGTCAGTGGAACTTATTCCCCCAGGAACTGGTGGTCCTATTTCAGGGGTTAATTGATTTACTACTTCTTCATTTTCGTAATCATCATTAAAGACAGGTTCAAGTTCTTTGAACTCCATCGTGATAGTATATGATGTCATAACACCATCTCTAGTAGTAGAATAGTTATTATCAGGGGTGTAGTCTGTGTTCATGGAGGTCAGAGCACACTCTTTCATTTTTCCTATAAAAGGATGCTCTCCCTGACCTCTTAAGAGGTAATGAATTTGGAATGTATGTGGTGCAAGTAAGAACAGATTTGACTCTGATCTAATGGGTGCCATACCCTGCTTAAAAAATCTAATAATTTTTACAATCTCTTCTGCTTCTTTTTTGCTACGAGCAGATAATTTAAAGGTAAAATTAAATGGTCTCAGTTGAGGTTCATTAAACAGAAGTTCAAGGTTTGGGTTTATAGTTGCACCTTTTGTTCTTTTAATTAATCCAGTCACCCCAGCTGCTTTACCGGCAAATATAGATTTAATGGCTGTTTTTACATCATCCTTACCTCCCGCGACTGCTGATGAAATTCTTTCCATGGCAGCTGCCGTGGCGTCAGCTCCCTCTATGGCTCCCAGCGCCGCTTTAGCTAAAGCAATCTTTCCAGCGTTCATTTTATCTTCACCCCAATCGGCACTATTTTGATCTTTGATCCCAGATTGAATTGGTAATACAACAGTGCCTGTTGCTCTGGCACCACCATCAGGTCCTACGCGATCTCTGTTCCCAAATCCAAATGTCCCACCTTCCATTAAATCTTTTGTTTCATACTTAAGCATGGTAAATTTCATTACATCTTGTTTTTCATTCATGTCAATAGGATATCTAAGGTCTCCAAAAGATCTCCTTGTTCCCTTCTTTTCTTTAATGGTTATATTGTTTAATATATCTTGCGCTTCAGTATTACTTACCGAGTCGGGTGGTAGAGATCCTTGATTATTTTTTTGTAAGGTATTTGCATTCGTCTGTGCTTCTGTCGCGTCTTGTCCCTTTTCGTCTTGATTTTCTCTAGTTATTACTTCGTTTGCTTTATTGCGAAGTTGTGATTGAAACTTAGGATCTAAAAATTTCTTTTGTTGTTCTTTGTTAAATACATCACCAAATCCATCTGGCCAGAAACCAGCTAATTGTGCGCCTTCATGTGGAACAAACTCTTTACTCGGAGGAGTAATTGATCCTAATTTGATATCATTAATTATATTTGCTAGTCCAGTACCTCTCCTTTCATACCAAGTTGTTTTCCCAGTATTCTCATCGACAACTGGATATAATGTTTTTCCTTCAAATACGAGGGTGTTTTTATCATCTTCACCACCATAATAATCTGGACTTGTAGTATCGTATGACATTACATACTATCTTTTTACTTATTTAGCACACGTTTTTGATATTGTAGTGATAATAAATCATCAAGTTCATCTTGCTGAACAATATAAACTTGAGTTCCTAATTCTAGGAAAGTATATTGTCTGTATTCTCCCCAGTGAAAATTAATTCCACGGAAACCCCAAGGATATAAATCAGTTACTGCAACCAACGGATGCTGGTCGTATTCAATATTTGGTGTCTTTGCAAAGTATCTGAAGGTGCAGATGTTTCCTTCTTCAGGTATGGGTGTTACAGTATCATTCAGTGCATACATGATCAATTCCATTCTATCATCAACATTAGTTTCTGATTGAATGTCTTGTCTTACTGGTTCGATACGGTTCATTTGATTCCGAGTTCGTCCTCTGTAATTACTTTGAATTCAATTCGTCTGTCTTCACAGAACTCAACTGCAGCTTTCCATTTTGCTTTATTGACTTCCCAGGTCTTACACTCATACAGATAAGATTTAGTCACTCTCTTTCTTTGTTTTGGTGGTTGTGTTTGTCTCTTTGGTTTCACTTCAACCACGTAGGTTTTAACGTGACCTGCGTTTTCTTTTACCTTGATAATGAAGTCAGGAAAATACTTATGCACTCTCCTATCAAGTGGTGAGACGTATGGAATGAAAAATTCTTCACTACCCCACTCAAGAATATTGTCATTTAAATCACAGTAACGACAAAACTTGCGCTCCCAACTACTACGACATATAATATTGTTGGGATTACCCTTATATTTCGTAGGAAACGAAGGTTTGTATTTACTTTTTATACTTTCTCCCATACATAGTATATAAAGTCAAAAACTATTTATAGATGGCTGGACGAGTAACAATAGATCAGTTTAAGTCTCAACTAGGAAGACCGTCTCTTACTTCTAAGTATTATGTAGAGATTCCTCTGCCTGCTAGTACGACTGGTGGAAGCGATAATGCATTTAAAAATTTTGCAAAGGCACAGGGATTTGATGTCACAACTGATGTTCAGAGAAATATAAATCTGTATTGCTCAGAGGCATCTCTTCCTGGATCAAGTATTGCAACGCTTGAACAGACTGGTGATAGGACGGGTGTAACAGAAAGACATGCTCATCGTAGAGTTTTTGATGATAGAATTGATCTTACTTTTTATGTTGATGGGGATAACTATACAGTTATTAAGTATTTTGAAACCTGGATAGATTTTATTAGTGGATCTGGAACCACACAAGATAATAAAACATTAAATGAAAATTATTTTTATAGAATGAACTATCCAGATGAATATACTTGCTCTGGATTTAAAGTTACAAAATTTGAAAGTGATAGTTTCAGAAACATTAATCCGACTGGCGGTAGTTTAGTTTATAATTTTGTGAAGGCATTTCCTATTTCAATTAACTCTATGCCTATTTCTTATGATACATCTCAATTATTAAAATGCACGGTGTCTATGACGTACTTGAGATATGTTATTGAAAGAACCACAGCACAAACACCACCTGCAGAGAAAACACCACAACCAAAAGTGCCACAACCAAAAGATGGTTCATCATCTGCTCAACAGTTCTTTAATGATAATAGAAGTAGTTTACTTAAAGATAAGAACGGAAGTAAATTTAATTTTGATATAGACAAATTTGGTGGTGGTAAACCTCTAAACACAAATCTCAATTCAAATGTTGCCTAATAAATAATCATACTGAACTTCTATAGGATATTATGCCTTTACCAAAGATTGCTACACCAACTTATGAACTTGAGTTGCCATCAACAGGAGAATCAATTCAATACAGACCCTTCCTTGTAAAAGAAGAGAAGGTTCTTGTGATTGCTTTAGAAAGTGAGGATACAAAGCAAATCACAACAGCTATTAAGACAGTCATTAAAAACTGTATTAAAACAAAAGGTATCAAAGTAGATTCTCTCCCCACATTTGATATTGAATATTTGTTTTTAAATATTCGTGGTAAGTCTGTCGGAGAGGAGATTGAGGTTAATATTATTTGTCCTGATGATGGTGAGACACAGGTCCCTGTGATGATTAATATTGATGATATCCATGTTCAGAAGGATGATGCCCATACTAATAAAATTCAACTTGACGATGAGATACTGATGGTAATGAAGTATCCATCACTGGATCAATTCATTAAAAACAACTTTGACTTTGAGAGTAAAAATCAAATGGATCAATCGTTTGATTTGATTGCATCCTGTATTGAATCTATCTGCACTGAAGAAGATGTATGGGCCACTGCTGACTGTTCAAAGAAAGAAGTATCAGAGTTTCTTGAGTCTATGAACTCTTCACAATTCAAAGGGGTTGAGAAGTTTTTTGATACCATGCCTAAACTGGCACACACAATTAAAGTGAAGAACCCAGTTACAAAAAAAGAAAGTGAAGTTGTTCTTGAGGGGCTGGCGTCTTTTTTCGCGTAGCCATGGTTCACATGAACCTATTGGCGTATTTTCAACTTAACTTTTCGTTGATGCAGTATCATAAATACTCATTAACGGAGATTGAAAACATGATCCCTTGGGAACGTGATGTTTATGTGAGTATGCTACAGAATCATCTTGAAGAAGAGAAATTAAAAGCACAGCACCGAAATGGCATCTAGGACTAGCACCGATCCACTAGAAATACTTGTAGAGATGGGTGTAGACCTAGATAACCTTTCTGAGGAAGAGGATTATCTTAGTGCTTTAATGGAGGCGGTCAATACATTACAAATTAAAAATGCTGGTGATGTTCGTATAGGCCCTCTTCAGCAAGAAATAAGAAAGGTAAGGCAAAAAAGAAAAGCAGCAGACCCTAAGTTCAAAGCAAGAAAGACAAAGATATCTGCAAATTCATTTAAAAAAGGATCTGCTACAGGATCTAATGTTGCACCAAAGGCATTACCAACTAGTGCGTTAGTTCCCTATCAAGCACCTGAAGCAGAAGAAAAGAAAGAAGAGAAAAAGAAAGGTAGCCCTAAAAATCTCATATTAGAGATATCTGAAACTGTCACAAGAATTGCTGACATTTTAAAGGAGCAGTATGATCTTAAGAAAGATACTGCGACCTTTGATAGAAAGAAAGCAGAGAGAGAAAGAAGAGATCTCCAAAAGAAAAATTTAGCAAAAAGATTTCAAGGTCTTAAAAAAGTAGCAGAGAAAATAATTGCACCTGTCAGAGGGATCTTTGACAGGATAATGGGTTTCTTATTTAATATTTTATTAGGAAAATTCCTAATGAAATTAGTTGATTGGTTTAGTAATCCAGACAATAAAAGTAAAATTAATTCTATAATAAGGTTCTTAAGTAATAACTGGCCAAAATTATTATCAGCATATATTATTTTTGGAACAGGGTTAGGTAAGTTCTCTAGATTTATTGTTAAAATTCTTGCGCGTGGTGCTATTCGATTAGCAGCAGCAACAGCAGGATTACTTGCTCGATTATTTGGTGGAAGAGCACTAGGTAAGTTTTCACGATTCCTTGGTAAGAGAGGGAAACTTATTGCTGGTGGTATTGAGGCAGTCACTACTATCTTTGCATTCAAAGCATTAGAAGGTGCTTTTACCAAAGGATTAGGTCCCGAAGAGTCTGCAGGTGTTGATAATGATATTCCTGTTAGTGGATATCGAGGTGGTGGATTAGTACAACCAATATTTAAATTTAGTGGTGGTGGTAAAGTTTCTGGTGGTAATCTTAATCTCAATCTCATATCTCCGATGGGATATAATGAAGGTGGAGAAGTAGCCGGTCCATCAGGCACGGACACAATTCCTGCCATGCTCACGGATGGTGAGTTTGTCATGTCGCGTGGTGCTGTACAGAAGTTTGGCGTTAGTCAATTGGAGGCTATGAACGCCTCTGGTGGTGGCACCAACAAACCAAAGATGATGAATGGCACAGTTTATGCCTCTGATGGTGGAAGAATTGGTTCTAGGGTTGGTCCTAGGGACCCTGAGAGTTATCAGAGAACTCCAGATGTAATGGCGATGATGGAAGCTTTTCTTGCGGAGGCAGGAAAAAGATTACCATGGGCAGCGAAGATAGTTGATCCTTCTTTTTATAGTAGATCACTTAATGAAGCTGGTAAATTTATTCCTAATATTGATACTGATTTTGTTCCAAGAGCACTTAATGAAGCTGGTAAATTTATTCCTAATATTGATACTGATTTTGTTCCAAGAGCAATTGAAGAGGGAATGAAAATGGCTTCTCCTACACTTGAACGTGCGATGAATGTAGGTAGAGAAGGAAAAAAAATAATTGAATCTACAATTGCTGGGGTGGTAGATAAAGATTATGGTGGTATGCTTAACCAAGCAAGAAACATGTATGGTGCTGCTGAAGAGGCAGTTCCGGCACTGATTGGTGGTATTCTCGGTAATGACAGAATTGATAGACATATCTCAAAAGATATGCAGAAGGCAATACTTGATGCGAAGAAGACGGCAGAAGCAAGAGGATCAAAAAATATTGACTATGGAGATTATGAGGGTGGAGGTCAATCTGCTGCTGGACTGACCATGGGTAGAGTTGGAGATAACGAATTTAAAAGAGATGCTCAGGGTAGAATAGTTGGATTGACTCAAACCTTTGATACTAATCGACCTGCAGAAGAAGCGATGCTTCAATCTCAGATTAGTGCCACAAGATTTTTAGGCATGGATAATACAGGAGCTATTAATAAACTTAAAAAATTAATGACAACCAGGATGAAATCTGAGGGAGCATCACCCGAAGAAATTAAAAAAGCAGTAAGTGGTCTAAAACCTGGTGGTGACGCTGGCAATCTAAAAGATTTAACAAGATCTATCTACAAACCGTTTGAAGCATTATTAGACACTGTTCAGGGTAGGGGAACAACCACTCATGATGTAATGTTTGATAAAGATGTCCTTGGATTTGATCCAGTGGAAGCACCACCAAAACCAGGGAGTCCAAACTATCAGTTATTTAAAGATGGTGGTGGAATGGCTGCGATGTCTCAAGGAAAAACAGTTCGTCAAGTTGTTGATGCAGGTAGAGGTGCTAATACAACAAATCCTATCATGGATTTCTTAGGATTATCAAAACCAAAACCAGATGAGAAACCGAAAGAGACTGTTGGAGCAAAAGGATATTTCTCTAACACAACTGGCAAATTCTACATATCTTATGCAGAGGCACTAAAAGATCCTCAAGTTGCTGCTGCAGCAAAAGTAGAAGAGACTAAAAAGAAATTTAGTTTTGCACCAAACCAACAACCGAATTTGACTATCCCCGGTATGCCAACAACAGGATCTAACGGATCAAATGTAACAGTTGTCAAAACAAGTTCTAAAGATAAGAGTGATTCAGGAAACACTGGTGGGTCTGAAGTTCCTAATGCTAATCCTGGTCAAGGTAATCGCGGTAAGTGGAATATTCTTGGCATGTCAGTTCCAGCACTATTCTGAGGAAATAAGATATGTTACCTATTCTAGCAAGAGCAGCAACTGGATCGATAGCCCGGAAGATGATGGGTCGTAAGACTAACGTAAGAGTTGGTCAGGCACAACCACAATCATCAAATGCTATTGTTAAATCTGAAAAATTTATAGGTAGATCTGCAAAGGCATCCTCTTCATTACCAAGACCACCTGCTGCCATACAGAAAGTTTCTGATGGAGCAAGTAATGATGATCCACTAAAGGTTATTCACACAAAGACTCTTGCTATTGAAAAAATTCTGCAGGGAACTTTAGCGTCAGAAAAGGCTGATCTAAAGAGAAAGAAAAATGATTTCAAAAATCAGAACAGACAAGAGCAAGAAGAAAATTTAGAGAAGAAAGATGTAAAACCAGATAGAAAAATGAAGATGCCTAAGGTTCCTGGAACTGGTGGTATCTTTGGTTTTATCAAGAACTTCCTTGGAAATATTATAATGGGATTTTTCTTGATGAAGTTGGTAGATAATATTGGAATGTTGAAGGGAATATTCTCAGCAATCGTTGGAATTGGAGACTTCATAGCAGACTTTGGCATCAAACTTGTAGATGGACTTGCCACATTTGTTGATTGGGGATACAAAGCTTATGATGCAACCAAAGGATTTATAGCAAACTTTGGAGTAAAACCAGAACTCTTCGATCAATTTTCTGGTGCTCTCTCTGGATTGATTGATGCACTGATTATTGGATCAGTTATTCTTGCAGCAAGAGGAGAAGATGGATTTGGTCCTGGTGGACTTGATAAAGCAAGGAAACCTGCAGGCAGACGAGGTGTAACACAGGGTAGAGGAGGACAGAAACCTCCTAGATTTAGAAATCCACTTAGAAGAAGTCCAGTTACCCAAAGTGGAAAACCTGGAATGCCTGGTGCTCCAGTTACTCAAGGTCGTGGTGGACAGAAACCAAGAACTAGAATTCCAGGGACAGGACCAAAGGTTACCGGACTTCCTAAAGGTGCTCCTAATCCTAAAGGATTCAGACTTCCAAGGATGAGAAATCTTAGAGGACTAAAAAGTGCTGGTCTTATAGGATTATTAATGGTAATCCCAACTCTGTTTGAAGTTGGTGGACTAATAGCTGAAGGAAACTGGAAAACTGGATTGAACGTTGCAATTTCTACTATTGCCGGTCTTGCCGCAGCATCAGCTGCCGCTGGAAGTGTGGTAGGAGCATCACTTGCAACTGGTCTAACAGGAATTGGAGTTCCTGTTGCTGTTGCTGGAATTCTTTCTTCTCTCGTTCTTGGTGGTATAGCAGGATGGGCTGCATATGAAGCATCATATAATTTATTAAAGGCACTTGGATTGCGTGATGATGATCCTGAACTTAAAAAGCAGGGTTATAACGAGGGTGGTAGTGTTAAGAAACCAACAAAGAAACCAATCAAGAGATCGATTGGTGGTAAGAAGAGAACAACGGCAGCAGCAAGAAAATTTGTAAGAAAACCAACTCCAGAAAGATTGTCAGATTTACCACAACCTACAGAGAAGGGTGGAAATAACAACGCATGGTGGGACTTTCTTGGATGGGCTGGAACTGGTAATCAACCACTGGGCCCTGGTGGGGAGCAGTTAGCACAGAAAGTAACTGATGTTGGAAACAATCTTGGTGAAAACGATTTCTTCGGACCAATATTAAGAGTAACATCTAAAATTATTCTTGATCAAGATGTAAACAGCAAAGATATTAAGAATGTTGGACTTGGTATTAATTTATTAATAAACAAAGGATTATCTGATAATAAAATATCAGAGTCAATTAAAGGATATGCTCAAGGTGGAATGGTCAGTCCACTTGGTGATACTTTAAGTTTGGAAAAATGGGTTGAAAAATCATTCAAACCCATAGCGAAGAAAGAGTACCCTACAAGATATACATCAAGCGAAAATCAAAGACCTGGTTCTACCTCTGGTCCTGGTTCTGCAGCAGGAGAGAGAGACTCTGCCACTGGTATGCTTACGCGATTAGGATCTGGCGGTGGTTCTCTTAAAGATATGACGGATCAAGACTTTAGTGATCTTGCCTTTATTGTAAGCCATGAGGCACTTAGAGGAACTGATGATGAATATGGAGTTGCTGCTGCTATACTAAACAGAGTTGCTGATCCTAGATATCCGAATACAATTATGGGTGTAGGCACTGCGCCAGGACAATTTGAGGCAGTGTTTACCGGAAAAGCATACAGGGATGAAGCACTTGCCAAAAAAATGCAAGATAATCAGGGTAAAATTGTTGAAGCATTAAAGGAATTAGACGGAAGGACAGACTTTAAAGCATTCAGCAGCATGGGTCAGTTTATGGGAGATAGTGATATTAGGTTTGATCCTAATGGTAATTTCTATCACTATGCTGAACAAAGAGGAAAGACTGATCCTATTCCCAGCAATATTCCTCAGGACTGGAAAAAATTATTAGGAAAATCAACAGGTGAAGAGTTTACTCCAAGTACAACCACACCTCTTGTACAATCTGATGATAGTCCTGACAACCCAGATGATGCTGGTGCTGGTGGTTCCCTTGGTGGTGACGGCAAGTTTATTCAGGGTAACTCTGGTGCGAGTGCCGGTGTGCATTTCCATGTTGGACCAGGACATCAAACTGATGGGACACTATTGCAAAGTCAATACTTTGCCGATGCAAGAGCTTCTGCTAAGAAAGTAGTAGATCATTTCTTAGGTAAGGGTAGCACGATTTATGACGGTAGAAGAGGTGTCTATTTCAAATCATCAGATGAAGTAGCTGCAGCACAAAGAGCACATACCGCAGGTGGATCTGCTGGTGGAATTGACATGCAGGTTGACTTTGAGACACCACATAAATTCCCACTTAATGTTTCTTCGATGGCATATCGTCGAAATGGATTTGGTGTTAGTGCCAATATAGAGGGGTCAAAATCTTTCGTATCGCATGGTCGATATGATGAGAAAGGTAATGTCGCTCCTCAAGAAAGGATGAAATTATATCATGCTGGTTTAAGACTTGGTGGTAAAGAACAGATTGCAAAAATTTTAAAAGGAGAAACAGTTCTTGATGAGGATACTACAAAAGCACTTGGACCAACTTTACTTGCCAGATTAGATGATGCTTCAACTCCTGCAGGTATCCAAAAAGTTTTACAATCAGTTATGGGAATATCTGAGTTCCCCTCTTACGATTCAAGGGCAGGCCAAGTCATCATGATCGATGATTCTGACGAAACTCCCATGGAAGAACAACCTGCTCCAGTTATGATAGGTGCTCTCGGTGGAACTTCATATGATAATTCCATGGACTTCTTAGATTATCAAGGGTAAATAGTAGTAAGAGGTAATATTAAATGGCACCAAAAGTAGCAACAAAAAGTTCAGATCCTGGTATTGTAGAGACCCTCACAATTCACTCTAATGTGAATCCAAGTGATACCGTAAGTTTGTGCGATGGTCTAGTAGAACTTACTTATATTGAAAGTATCATGAACGATACTATTAAAGTTAACATAACTTTTATCGATACTGGTGCAAGTATTAATGGCAAGACTGTTATTGAAGGACTTCCTCTAGTAGGCCAAGAAAAAGTCATATTGAAGTTCAAAGACAATAACAAAAATGTTCTTGGAGATAAACCAGAACTTGTTTTGTATGTTAATAAAATAACTCCTGCATTAAATAAATCTCAAAAATCTATTGTTGGTTTAGAATTAGTTTCAAAAGAATATATTTTGAATGAAAAGATAAGAATAACAAAGAGAATGGATGGTAAGGTATCTGATCACATTAAAACCATATTAACTAGTAATGATTATCTGAAGACCCAAAAGAAAGTTGATATTGAAGATACGATAAACAACTTTAATTTTTTCGGCAATAATAAAAAGTCTCTTTACACTATAAACTGGTTATCTAAAAAAGGAGTTTCTGCTAAGAGTCAAAAACTTGGCGATAGTGCTGGATATTTTTTCTATGAAACGTCCGATGGTTTCTTTTTCAAGTCTATCGATAGTCTCCTAGATCAAGAACCAAAAACTAAATTAATTTTTAATGAAACTCCTGACACAAGAGGTGGTAATATTCCTGAGGGATATGATCAAAAAGTATTGAGATTTCAAAAGAGTAACGCTGTAAATGTGCAGGAAAAATTAAAGATGGGTGCTTTCTCTAATAGAGTTGTTCTCTTTGATCCATTTACATGCTACTATGAAGTAAAGACAAACGATACAGATCAAACACAAGACTCTCTCAAGACAGGTGCGAAAGAATTATCTCTTAGTAAATCTAGAAACAAAGAATTTGATATCCCTGGAGCAAATAAAGATTTTTCTAGAACACAATACTTTTTATTAGATAAAGGAACAGCTCCTACAGGTGATGCTAATCAACAGATAGAAAAGTCAGGAGAAGAAAACTTTGAGTATGGTCAGATTGCAAATCAATCTATGATGAGATATAATCAATTGTATGCCATGAGAGCAAGCATCACAATCGCTGGTAATTTTTCACTACATGCAGGTGATGCTATCTTTGTAGACTCTCCTGAACTTCGCGAGAAAAACACATCTGATGTTGACCGCAGAGATGGTGGACTATATATTATAACGGATATATGTCACAAAATTGACAGCACTGGAACATTCACTCAGTGCAATCTTGCTAGAGATTCTTTTGGAAGAAAACCGTTAAATCGCTAAACAATTATGGAAAGTATAGAAAAGCATATCGAGAAGGATAAGGAAATCCTTCAAGATCCTACAACGAATCCACAAATGCGCCGCCACATCGAAGGCGAATTGCATGAGTTAGAGGAATACATAGAGCATCATAAAAAAGAAATCGAAGATGGTGATCATCACGATCCTTCTTACTTGGAACTTTTTTGTGACCAGAACCCATCCGAACCAGAATGTCTGGTATATGAAGACTAATGGAAGGATCATCATTATTTAATCCCGGATTTCTTGGAGCATCTTTTTTATGGTGGGTCGGACAGATTGCTGATGATTCCACCTGGAGAGATAATATCAGTAAAGGAAATTATGAGGATAAGAATGATGTGCCTGGATGGGGTAGAAGATACAAAGTAAGAATTATTGGTCTTCATGATCAAGGTGAAGAGCAGATACCTTCAGAACAATTACCTTGGGCTAATATAATGTATCCTGTGACAGCAGGTGGATTCCAAGCGAATAGTGGGGCAACACCAAATCTTCGTCAAGGAAACATGGTATTTGGTTTCTTCCTTGATGGTCAAGATCAACAGGTTCCTGTAATTATGGGAGTGCTCGGTAATAACTCTCAAACTATGCTTGGGCAAAAGATAGGCGACAACTCTGTTACTAATGCACAAGCAGGTAGTATAGCAAGGAGTGGTTATGCCACAGGTGCTGTGTCAAAAGGAACTTGCAGAGAGATTCCACCAGACCATGACAGGGTGATTAAACAACCTGCCAGAAAAGGTCAGGGTGGCAAACCTTTGGGTAGTACGACTAACAGAGGAGGTATAGTGGTATGACAAGAGAACTAGGAAAACCAGGTGATCCAGTAACAGATCCAGAGGTTCTTGCATTCATAGCCGAAGAAAAGCATATTGGTGAGACGGGACAACTTCCCCCAGAAAGAGCGGCTGAGGTTGCAGAAAACCAACAGCAGGCACAACAAGAACAAAAGGAAGCAGAGAATTCTGAAGCAGGACCAGGTGCAGAACCACAACCTGGAGCATCTCTTGAGAATGAAGCAGTTCATCAAATCACTTCTGCAGATGTAAAGAGGCAGGAGAAGTGTGATGAAAAAATTGCTATGATGATTCCTGATCCAGATCAATTTGTGCAAAGTGCTCTGAAGGGAATACAAACTGCCATACAAAATATGACTGCGAAACTTGATAAGTATCTTCAAGCACTTCAAAGTTATGTTGATGCAGTCTCTAATGTAATCGCTGACATACAAAAGATGATGTCTGATATTGCATGTCAAATTGCAAACTTCATGAAACAGATCTTTGATAAGATCATGGAGTATGCCATGAAGATCTTAAACAAAGCTTTGAACGCTGTTGTCGCAGCGATGCCATCCAGTCTGAGATATCAGTTCTCTGATATGAAACAAGTAATCACGGAACTTATTTTATGTCTTTATGGTAAGATGTCCGGGGGTCTTTGTGATAAAATCGCAGGGATTTTAGATGAACTAATTGATCCAAGTGGTCTTGTACAAGAGACTCAGAATAGAGTAGCAAATCAAGATTCTGATGTAGGTGAGACAACATATCCTCAGGTTCCCATGTGCTTTGCTGAGGATGTTGCTGGTAGAGTGTTAGCAGGATCAAGAGAAGAATTAGATTCTGCTAATCAAAACATAGCAAACAACGTTGATGCATATCTGAAAGACATCACTGGTATGCTTGCGGGTATAACTGATGTAATTGATCCTCTTTCTGGATTAGCATCTGGTAGTATTGATTTGGCAATTCCAGATATCGGCGGTAGTATTACGTCTGCATTATCTTTTGCAAATATCTCACTTAATATTTTTGGTTGTGAGTTAAAACCAAATATTGCAAAGTCTACCCTTTATACTTTCTGTCAAGGCGGTGATGAACAAGCTGCATCACAGATGCCTAGTGAGGGTTCTGTTGATGAGAGATCTAAAGATGCACCTGTCCCACCAGCGGAGGAAGGAACACCATTTGCTGAACCCACTGCTGCCACAGAGGAAATCGATAACACAACTGCTGGTCAAGATACTGGTGAGAGATATAAAGTTGATCCAGAGACTACAGAACTGGTTGAGACAAGACCAGCAACTGACGCAGAAAAGGCAGAGAGGGAAGCCGCACGCGGTGCTCTTGATATATCTTGATAAATATTAGCATGAAGATTAACAAAGTATAATAAGGGAATGTCATTTAATATCTTCGGTGCCGCAGATAAGAACTCCATCAAGGTCGGTTATGTCGATCCTAAGAGAGGGTACATCACTGGAGTTTCCCGTCTGGAAGCTAATAAGTATGCTGCGTTAAATCCTGGTGTTAGATTTATCGTAACGAATAGAGAGAAAACAAGATTTTTAAATATTAATCAGGTAAATGAATTAAAACCTACAGATCTTATTCCTAAAAACAATCCGTCAAATGCTGATGGATGCCGAAGAATTGACGGACTAAGACCTGGAGATATTAATCCAAACGATATACCAGCAAGAATATGTATTACAGGTGGTTCTGGTATTGGCGCAGTTGGAAATCCTATTTTTGGTACAGATGGTGCTCTACTTGCAGTTAATTTAGTTCGTGGTGGGTTTGGATATAGAACTCCACCTAGAGTAAAAATATGTGACGATACCAAACAAGGTAGTGGTGCGGTGATGAGAGCTCTCACGGGAGAACTCGCAGAGACTGAAGAAGTTTTTGATCAAGAGGATGACTTTGAAATTTATGATCTTTCTGGAGACACACTGCCTGGATATGGTGATAGATTTGGTCCAGAGGGACAGAACTTAGGGCAGTGGGATCCTAACCTCTTTGCAAGTCTAGCTGAGTCTCCAATTGGTGCAGAGATTCAAAAGTATCAAGATTACTTAAAGCAAGCTATAGATGCTGGTGGTGGAGTGCCATATGGTGGAGCAGGCACTGCCGCTAAGATAGAATGCTGGTGGCATACTAGAAAAGAAACTCCAGAGGTTGTTGTCTTTAGAGATAAAACCACTCAAATAAAACATGATGTTGCACACTGGGCATGGGGTGGTGATGCAACTACTAAGTCAGTCGATGGAAAGTCTCCACCATCAAAGGCAGATAATTTTGTTGATCTTAAGTTTGAAGTCTTCACTCAGGGTGGAAATCAGGCAGAAAGACAAATGCAGTTCGTTTTTACTGCTGAGGATGGATCTCATTCTTTTAGATTTAAGGCACCTGATTTTAAAGATTCTAAAAAGACAACGGTAACAAAAAAGGTAAAGAAGAACACCAAATATAAAGTATCTGCTAATGGCAGATTCAAAGGAAAGGGAGTTGAACAGGGTCTTGTTGCTGGTATTGGAAAAAATGCAAAAGAAATTAAAGGAAATAAAAAAGGATCTGTAATTTTTGCAGACTTTGTTAAGTCATCTAATGATAATGATGATTTACAAGTCAGAGCAACTCAAGGTGCATTTAATGCTACTGGTGAGAGAAAAACAACTGATGGTCATAGCACGAATGACTTGTCGTATATATTTAAAGATAACTCTTCTTTTAAACCACCAAAGAAGAAAAGTATAAAAGTATATGATGTCAAGAACAGTTTCATGAACCGCTTTGCGGTTTCTCCTGTCCCATCATCAGATATTCCTGGAACCGATTATGCAGGACAGTGGTGTACGTTTGAATGGGAAGAGAACTTTCCATACACGGGAGAGTATACCTTCAGAGGTATGGCTGATAATATTAGCAAGGTATATCTTGATAATGAACTTATCATGGAACCGAAGAACTTTAAGGGTAATCCTCTACCAAAAGATACAAAAAAGGTAACGATTCAAGCAGGTATTCATAGAATTAAAATTGACCTCTTTAATATTCCCATCAGAGAAAAACCAAAACCCAAACCTGGTAGTGAGGGTTGTCCGACTGAAATTGATTTCAAAGTAACTACAGCAGCAGATTTTGCAAATGGAATTAGAATTCCTGGTTTAAATGTTAATTTTTCTAAGAGTTATAATGGTAAGCAATTAAATGAGTCTTTCCGACGTAAGGTTGAACTTGGAAAAGAGTATGAAGTTATCTGTACTAGTAGCAAAGGTGGTGGCGGTGGATCTGGTGATATCAGACTTAGAACTGCTGGAGCAAATGTGCTCCAAATGGAAGAGCATACAGATAAAGACTGGCAAGATTTAGTTTGCACCGTTAGTTGTGGTAGATTTATTAAGATTTCTGGAAATAGATGTAAGCTTATTTTTGATGCACCACCCGATTCTAAACAAGGGAGTAAGGGATCTCAAAGCAGGGAGACGATTTTTAACACCGCAGATTATATTAACAAGGCAGACAGAAAGTTATGGAGAACAAATGTCTATGGTAGGGGTGGATTCCTAAACAATTATGGTGTTTGTCCATTCAATACTAGAAAACCTTTAGCAGATAATCCATATGCAGGAAGACATGTGATTCGTTGGGAGCACATTAATTTCCCTGCAGATGGTAATTATGATATTGAAGTTGATGCCGATGATAGTGTGAAATTGTTCATCGGGAATAGAACTGGTAACGGAGCCATGGCAATTGGAAATGGTCTCAAAGATATTGATAAAGGTGGTGATGAAGTCATTATTGAAAATGGCATGAAAAAAACAACATATACCAGATTCTTTAAGAAGGGAAAGTATAGGATTAGAGCAGAGTTAACTCAAATACCTGGTGGTAGATTTAGTTTTGATGGGAAGTCAAACCCTAAAGTATCATCTGCTGATGTAAAATTTGTGAGACGTGGCGGCGAAACTTACATGAAAGTTAATGGATCTGGATCTGTTGATATTTCTTTTAGACTGAGAACGGACGATAACCCAAGAATCTCAGGAGTTTTTGCAAATAAAATCAGAATAGGAAAAGGTCCTAACGATTCTATTGAATTGAAAAGAACACGGACTGGTGTTGGAGGAAGAGGTGGATCTAAAGGTAGACTCAAGGAAAAAGAAGTCATCACAGGGACAGCATCTTTTGAGGCTGGTAGAGAGTATCTTGTCAACGCAGTTGGATCTTCTTCTGGAACAGGATCTATTATAAAAAATAATGGTCGAACTATTGAGTATGATGATAATATTGGTAATGGATTTGATGAAAATGCAGATCTTACGATCACAAAAGTAAAGGGAACTCAAGCAGCACCAGTTAAGGGTGTTAACCCTATGGCACTAGCAATTGATATTAAAAGTAGGGTTAAGGAGCAAGGAAGGATTTCTGCAAAATCCTGGAACCAAAATCCTATGGGTGCTGCCCTGTGTATTGATGCTCCTTTACCACCCATCCCTCAAGAACCACCTGTAGAAGGAGAGGGAAGGTGTCCTAAGAATCCTATCTGGACTACTAGATTCCCAGGAAGTAGCGAGAGTTGGTGGCCAGTCACCTTAGATGCAAGGTGGAGTAAGTTTATGAATCGCTTTGCACTCTCTCCCTTACCACCTAGAAGAGAAAAGAATACTGATGGTGGTGGTGGAAAAGTCTATAGCACTACTTGGGATTTTGAAGCTCCTTATGATGGATTCTATGCACTGAAGGGAACATGTGATAACTGGGGTAGAGTCCTAGTTAATAATGGAGATACTTACACATATAAACTCAGAGGATTTAAGACAGTATCTCCTCCTGTTGAAAAATTCTTCTTACCACAAGGCAACCATAAAATTACTGTCGAAGTTGAAAACCAAAAAACTCTTAAGAAAAAGACTGCGAAGAAGAAAGTATTTACTACCAAGGATTGGGCCAAATCAAGAACGGGTGGTGGATCAGTTGATGTAGACTTTAAAGTTACATCATCGGCAAAGTTTGCAAACTCAGTCGAAATGAAGGGAGTATTTTCTTTTGGAAAATCTTATGATGGTCCCCAAATAAATGAGAGTACATCTAAAAAATTAGAATCTGGAAAAGTATATGATGTTGTTTTTAACAGTAATAGAAAAGGTGGTGGTGGTGGTAATAAAGGATATCAAATAAATTATGATGGATTAAACAGGGCAAATAATCCTATTGATGTTTCGGGTAGTGGTAAGACAATTAAACTAAAAGACGGCGATGGTAATGATACTAATGCAAGTTTTAGGATCATGTCAGATTCTCCTGGAGTAGGTGCTAGGTTCTCTAGTGATGGAAGAAGTCTTAATGTTAATAAAAGTGGGGATGTTACTCTACGTCTTGAGTGGAATGATAATCCGAGCACAGCAGGTGTTGCTGTAAAATCAATCAGTCTTGGTGGAAAAACTTGGAGACAAAATGGTAGGGGTGGTGAACAAACGGAAACTATTAAAGTATCCGGCGGTTCTAGTGGTTCTCAGGGAAATAATTCTGCAATTAAATTGAGAAATGCAGGAGAAAGTGTAGTTCAAATGGAGGATCATACAGATAATGATTGGCAAGATATTGTTGTTTCTGCATCTAAAGGAAAGTTCTATGATTTTAATGGGAATAAGGCAAAATTTGTTGTTGGTTTTTCAAAACAAAAACAAACAACTAAAACTCAGGATGGTGTAACTTATACTGGACCAGAACTGTTTAGAGGTAATAATAAAAACTGGAGTGAGTTTATGAATAATATAAACGTTTCTCCATACTTGCCACCACTTAATGTGGATAACCCAGATCTTCCTGGAGATAGAACATTCACTTTTTCAAACGTAAACTTTTTTGACAGTGGATCGCAAGAAATAAAATTCCAGTCTGATGATAATGCAACTTTGTTTATTAATGGAAACAAAGTTGCTGAATCAAAATCGTTTAGAGGAACTCCTAATATCACAAGGGTAGATCTTTCTGCTGGTCGATATGAAATCAAAGTTGTAGTTAATAATTTGAGATTTAGAAAAAATGCATTTACAAATAATCCAACTGGATTTGCTTTGGATATTAGAAAGGAAGTTATTATCTTTAGAGAATCAAAACCATGGCTCGTTAACCCAGTAGGAGTATCTGCAATCCTAATTCCGCCACCATGTCCCAAAAAAGTCAGAGGTGTTGGTATTGTTACGGACATTATTATTGATGAACCAGGAAACTATCCACCACAACCACCACCACCTGGAAGTGGATACCCAGTTGTTTTGCAATTGACTGGTATCACTCCAACTGCTCCTGGTATTAACTATGGTCCAGATGATGTAGTTTGTGTTGAAAATGAAGATGGAACTAAAATATGTTTTCCTATAACTCCAGGAAACTTTGGTCAAGTAAATGAGGTCAACGTATATCCAATCATCCTTCCTCCAGTATATCCCACAATTACTCTTGAGTCTGATACAGGAATTGGTTTCGTTGGTAGACCTGTAATTAGACCAGTGATTGTTCCAGAGAATATTCTTCCACCCGAAGACATCATTCAGGTTACTGATCTGGTTGGACTGAAACAGACTGGATATGTCAACGGAAAACCATACTATGGATCTGTTTTCTCTAGAGATGGTCAATTGTTTGCTGGTATCTATGAAACGATTGGAGAACTCATCCCAGTCTATGCAACTCTTCAGGAGAGCATCGATAATCAGATTACTACCAGACCTTCTGCGATCCTCAGACAGGGTACAGATGTTACTTCTAATGATTCTAGACTTAACATTCCAAGAACACCAGAAAATCTCATCTAGATAGTAAACACTTAGAGTATTATAAATGGCAACGGCCGGAAATACAGGTAATGATAGAAAACCAGGGAAGAATGGTGGTGCTAATTTAAAGTGTAATTATACCGCTATCACCTATGGTAACGACCATGGTAGTCTTTCTTTTGGCAAAATTCACAAGCGAGCTGATGTAACATCTGATGTCATGTTACAGGCATCAGATGGTGAACACTTCATGTCTATGGATAAGGATGGTCCAAGAAAAGGTTGGACTACCTTCATGGGACCTGGAAACTTTCAGGTTGAGTGTGGAAGTAATAGAGCAGAAGAAGATGATACTTGCATGATTAATGCAAAGAATGGGAATATTGACATTATTGCAACTAATGGTAAAATAAGATTACAGGCAAATGATATTGAGTTAGTTGCTTTTCATGGTGACACTACCAAGGGCAACATAAAAATGGTTGCCTCTGAAAGTATTAGTGGGGAGGCTAAAAAAATATTATTGTCCTCAAAAATGAATACTAAAATTATGTCAGCAGGTATAACCGAAGCAATTGGAAATAGTTGTCTTAAGATGTATGGATCTATTATTAGTGGTATAAGTGATGCAGTTGCAATTAAGGATTCAAAAGTTGGTGGAAAAAGATATCAAACACAACAACAAGGATAGGAGGTAAAAATGTCATTTAATTTAGACGATACCAATATTGGCGGACAAATGAAATGCGGTACTGGCATCTTCCCTGCTATTGGTGAAGGTGTTACCAGAGTGAATGGTTCAGCAGGTATCGAAGGACCTGTTGTGATGGGAAACCCTACTACATTCCCATGGCCTTATGCAACCGTAAATATTGCACCACTTACCAACAGTGATAATAAAATTGGACCTTTAATTCCTGGTGGATTTTGTTATGGTCCACCAAGTAATCCATTTTCACTTGCTGTGAATGGAGCTGCAGGATTTATGGGACCTGTTGAGACTGCAGCGAATGTAATCGTTGGTGGTAACTGCCTTGTTCAGGGTAATGTAATCTCAAATTGTGGTGGTCATATTCTTGCTGCAAAGAAAAACTTTGATATTCCTCACCCAACCAAGGAAGGATACCGACTGAGACATACATGTCCTGAAGGTCCATCAAATGATGTTTACTTCCGTGGTACAGTAAGAAATAAAAAAGAAATTCTTCTTCCAAATTACTGGAAGAAACTTGTAGACTGGACTACAATCACAGTAAATCTGACTCCAATTGGAGCACATCAGGATGTAATTGTAAAGAGAATTGATGAGGAGAAAGTATATCTCCAAGCGATGGGCGGAATGCCTATCAATTGTTTCTTCCATATATACGGGACCAGAGCCGATGGAGAGAGACTTATCCCTGAATATGAGGGAGAGTCACCTGCAGATTACCCAGGAAATAATGATGAGTATTCTGTGTCTGGATATCACTACGATAAGAGAGGTTAATTATGGCAGGAGAATACGTACCAGGTTCTGGTGGCAAAGATTGTAATGATTATGCAACTTGGGGATCACCATCCACGGGTTACTATTATATTTTCAAGGGTAATGCAAAGGAAAGTGACTATCCAGATGAGGCATGTACTCCTTGGTATCATCAAACAGCACAAATTGACAGTCTAAAAGTAAACACCTCTATCATCGGTGATGGAGAGATTAATATTACTGGCGAAGTTACTGCACCTGTTTTTAATGGTAGTGCTACATCAGCAAAGACTATTGGCGGTGCATTCGATATACCGCATTTTAAAGATGAAAAGAAAAGAATCCGTCACGTAATTGCCGAAGGCCCAGAGGCAGGCATTTATGTTCGTGGAACTTTGAAAGATTCTAATAAGATTGAACTTCCTGAATACTGGGATGGACTTATTGATCCAGAAACTATCACGGTAACCCTCACTCAAATTGGATATTCCCAAGATCTTATTATTGATGGTATTGAGTGGGGTAAAACCATAAAAATTAAATCTGGAACTGGGGCAAATATTCACTGCTACTATGAAGTATGGGCAGCGCGTTATATTAATCCATTAGATCATGATGAAAAACTCCACGTCGTGTATGATGGAGATAGTCCTGAAGACTACCCAGGTAATAATGAATATTATCTAATCGGTGGGTGGGACTATGATCGTCGAGAAACCAAATGGAGGCGTCCAGAAGACAAAGCGGACTCTGTAAACCTTGACAAGGACGCCTGAATGTCCTATAATACCTAGGTAATCAAACGAACCCCATGCAAGACGACTACCTCACACGCTGCGTTGTGGATCCCGTGAAGCGTAAGTTCTATCTGTACTCTGAGCAAGGTGATGAGAAGGTTCTTGATTGTGAAACCGTGGACCAGTTCATGAGTGTGCTAGAGTTGTGTCGTGCTGTGCTTGATGAAGACATACTTGCGTATGCATCTCCCCTCTGACTAAAATTAGCTTTTAATTCCAAAAAAGGGGGTAAAAAAATTCCCCAAATTTTTTGCCCTATTACCTTTTTATGAATAACTATTCATCAGAGTTTTACAAAGAAATCCTAGAGTGTTACGATTATGAGACCAGAAACCCGACAATCTATGGAAATGTTGTTCGTGGCGAAATGGAACTTACCCAAAGCAGCAAAAAACGCGGGACTGACTGATAAGGAGATGAAAATCACTTTTAACGAATATTGTAGTCTTCACCCATGTACCTATGAAATTGAACAATCTGAAAATCTACTGTCAAACTGAAGAGGACCAATCTAACGTATTTGACTTTCTTTTTTGCAAATATCAAAATGACATCAAATACTGTACTTGGGAACCTAACGGTGATGACGAGAATCCTGGAACTTGGGGAATGTTCGTCGATGACTTCCCACCTGAATTATGGGATAAAATGATCGATTACCTGGAAGGTGAAGATTCTTGGGAACTTGATGAAACGGTTGAAATGTCATTAGATGATGAAGATAATAATATCTACAAGGATTATTGTCCTTAATTTTTGGGAGCGTGGCGGAATCGGTAGACGCACCAGACTTAAAATCTGTTGAACATTAAGTTCGTGGGGGTTCAAGTCCCCCCGCTCCTATTGCCTCACTAAATATATGTGGGGTATTCCACAGTCCCATGAAATATCGCATAGATACGAAGTATCATATAGATACAAAATACTGCTGGTATAGAGGAAAGAGACAAATTGTATTGATGTATTTCATACAAAATGTTCCTTTCACTTTTGATGATCTTCCCGACTTTGCTATTCATGATGCGGAAATCGTTGAAATGGCCAATAGTGGAAAGGCATATGAAGAAGAAGATTTATATAGATCTGCCATCTACTTAATGTTGGAGGAATGCAATCCACTATTACACGAACTAGAATTAGAAAATCCAGAACTTTTACCTGTAGATTAGAAAATGATTATTAATTTGTGGCATAACGAAAAAATGAATCAGTGGAGATGGTCTCTCACTGAAACTGGACTTATGACACAACATACCGGAACTCAACAAGAACTCCGCGATGCTATGAATGATGTTGCAAACACTGTCGAATATATAATTGACAACGAACTAAAAGAAGAGTAATATATAAAGGTGTGAAGGAAGTGCGAGAAGGGTGACCCTATATAGGGTTGCCCTTTTTTCTTATGATAAATAATCCATAACAGAACTATAGTGTAATAAGATGGGTCTTTCCAGATTAGATAATTTTCTGAAGTCTTCGCGTGGTACTATTCTTTATGTTGATCCGAATAGTTTAGATGCGACTGATAGTATTGAAAATCAGGGTAATTCACTGACTCGTCCCTTCAAAACGATTCAGCGTGCGTTAATAGAGTCTGCTAGATTTTCGTATCAAGCCGGGTTGAATAATGATAGATTTGGAAAAACCACTATCTTACTGTATCCTGGCGATCATGTAGTTGATAATCGACCGGGATTTATTCCAGATGGGTTGAATAATTACCGACAAAGAAATGGATCTACAACTGATGATCTTCCTGCGTTGGATCTTTCTTCCAATTTAAATCTTGAATCGCCAAATAATGAGCTCTATAAGCTTAATAGTATACATGGTGGCGTAATTCTTCCTCGCGGTACATCACTGGTTGGTTTAGATCTTCGTAAGACTAAGATTAGACCAAAATATGTTCCAGATCCAGAAAATGATAATATCACAAGAACAGCAATATTCAGAGTAACTGGTGCATGTTATCTGTGGCAGTTCTCCATATTTGATGGAGATCCAAACGGGGTCGTTTATAAGGATTATACTGTAAACACCCATGTTCCTAACTTTTCACACCATAAACTAACAGTATTTGAATATGCTGATGGCGTGAATGGTGTTAATATCAGTGATACTTTCCAATCATACTCTACAACCAGAACTGATCTGGATATGTATTATGAAAAGGTTGGTTTGGTTTATGGACAATCTTCTGGTCGTGCAATTGAACCAGATTATCCATCTACTGGACTTGATATTCAACCCAAGATTGATGAATTCCGTATTGTTGGTTCTACGGGTCAAAGTGTTGGCATCTCTAGCATTAAAGCTGGCGATGGGGTAACTGCAACTACTACCATTACTGTTACTACAGATACTGCAGTTCCTGGACTTGACGTAGATACTCCTTTCCGTATTGAGGGTCTCAGTGCAACTGGATATAATGGACAATTTGTTGTATTTGATAAGACGAGTAGCACAGAACTAAAATATATTGTTCAAAACACGCCAACAGTGGCACTTCCAACAGTATCTGGATCTCAATTATCACTTTCCTCTGATACTGTTACATCTGCATCTCCATATATCTTTAACATCTCTCTGAGATCTGTCTTTGGTATGTGTGGTATGGAAGCAGATGGTAGTAAGGCAACTGGATTTAAATCCATGGTTGTGGCTCAATATACGGGTATTGGTCTGCAAAAAGATGATAATGCCTTTGTAAGATATAATACTGCAACTCCGCCAACTGGAAATTATGATGATAGGACATCTGTTGATAACCTTAGTAATAATTCTACGGCAAGATATAAACCAGAATATAGAAACTTTCACGTAAAAGTATCAAATAACTCCTTTATACAGGCAGTTTCAATCTTTGCTATTGGATTCTCTGAGCACTTTGTAACTGAAAATGGTGGTGATATCTCACTGACCAACTCCAACTCTAACTTTGGTGCAAATGCACTGACCTCTGTTGGATTTAGAACTGATGCATTTTCTCAGGATGACATCGGATACGTCACTCATATCATTCCGCCCAAAGAAGTTCCTCTCACGGAATCAGCAATTGAATTTAATTCAATTGATGTAGCAAAGACTGATGTTGTTTCTGGTGTTGGATCTACTGGTAATCTATATCTTCTTAGCCAAACAAATGCTGGTGCTCCACCAGAAAACGTAATTGAAGGATTTAGAGTTGGTACAAGAACGAATGATCAACTTCGTGTATTAATTTCTCAGGCAGGAATTGTAACTGAATACTCTGCACGTATTGTCATGCCAGACAATACTGAAAATCCAGTATCCAGTGGAGAAAAAATATTTAATGTAAAGAGAAGTGCCGCAGGAATTAATAGTATTGGATCCTTTAGTGATGGTGGTGTAGAGGGTGTTATTACGCTTACAGGACAGCATAATTTCCTAACTGGAGAATCTGTTCGTGTTATCAGCTCTACGGGACAACTTCCAGATGGATTGATTACAAATAATGTTGCTTTTGCTATTACAACTTCATCTTTATTCAGTGGAAACACCAATATTCAACTTGCGAAAACTCTTAATGATGCAATTAACGGAACTCCAATCCCTATTAATGAAAAGGGTGGAGAACTGACTGTTGTAAGTAGAGTATCTGATAAGAACTCTGGAGATATTGGTCATCCAATCCAGTACGACTCTACAAACTCACAGTGGTATGTTAAAGTTGCCCTTGCTGCAACAGAAAACTCAATCTATCCGACAATTGTAAGTCTTGGTACTACAGATCTTGGAACAGCAACTCCAAGAACATTCTTCAAGAGAAGAACTGATGTAAGATCCGGCCTTGATAAGACCTATAGAATGAGATATGTTATTCCTAGTGATTCTGGAATAGCCACTGCAAGACCTCCAGTAGAAGGATTTATTCTTCAGGAATCCAATACCTCTATTGGTTCAACTGATGGCGAGATTCAAACTTATTTTGGATCTGGTGCGATCACTAATGTAAATCAACAAAGAAACTTTAGATTTATTGCTGGTGCATCTTGGGACGGAACCTTAGGTAATATTAACACTGAACTTCCTCACGGATTAAAGATTGGAAACGAGGTAGAACTCAAGAACATCACAAGTACAGAGAATACCTCTGGTACAGATAACTCTGGATTTAATGGTCTTCATATTGTTACTGGAATCTCCAGTGCAAAACAATTCTCTGTTGGTATCAACACTAATCCTGGTACGTTCAGTAATAATACAACTGATAGATCAACATCTCTACCTTTCTATAGAAGAAAGAAGTTTACTGATACCTACTATGTTTATAGAATTTCTGAATCACGGAAATATATTGCTGGAAAGCAAGATGGTGTCTACTACCTAAGTGTTCTGAATGCATCTATCAGACCAACAGTATCTCCGTTTACTGCCGATAAGTATTCTCAACCGGTAAAACAACTTTTCCCACAAATTAGTAGAGATAATCCAGTTTCTGATCCAGCAGAGACAAAATCTTTTGCTGCTTCTGATCTAATTGGTAGAGTTGATACTGATGACACTAGAAATAGTATTACTAAAGAGGCTCTGAATAAGTATAGAGACGACTTCACGGTTGGTATTGCTCTTACTGACATCTTTTCAACCACTGGGGCGGCTCATACATTCCACACTCAGTATGATCATGGACTAAACAGACTGACTAAAGTTCAAGTTAATGAAGTTGGTGCTGGATATAGTAATGGCACATATTATAATGCAAGTTTAGTTGCTATCGGTTCATCTACAACTGGTAAGCACGCAACTGCTAAGGTTGTGATTACATCTAATGCAATCGATTCAGTCACTATCATGGATGGTGGTTCTGCATATGGAATTGGCAATACTCTTGCTGTTACTGGAGTTACAACAAATGGAACATCTGGTTATACTGATGGTGTTGTAGAAGTAACTAAGATTTATGACAACGTTGGTGATGTTATTCGTCTTACTGGAGTCTCCTCTGAAGGATATTCAGCATATAATCAACTTTATAGAATTACTGATGTTACGATTGGATCTGCAACAACTATAACTGTTGCTACTGCTTCTTCTATTGCAAGTACAGGTATTTCCTCAGATACAATTGGTGTTGGTGTTACTTTAACTGGAGATGCATATGTGTATCTGACAGGAGAATCAATCAGAGTCAATACCTTTACATATACTGGACCTGCAGGTATTGCAACAATTACAACACACAATCAGCATGGTTTAGCAGTAGATCGTTCAGTAACCATTAGTGGCGCGGGTCAAACTCAATATAATGGATCATTTGTAGTTACTAAAGTCAACTCACTGACATCTTTTGAAGCAAATCTTGGTGTCAGCACCTTAGCTCCAACTGCATCAGGAACAATTTTTGCACTTCCTGAGGGTGTTTCTTCTAGTGGAGGAAATATTACTATTGAGGATGAGAATATTGCTGGTAGAATGACCCCAAATTATGCTGGAATTACTACCACAATCTCAAATTCTATCGCAAACGCAACCACAGATTCTATCAATATTCAAACTATTGGTGATCTTGATATTAATATCGGTGACTTCTTACTGGTTGATAGTGAACTAATGAGAGTCAAGACAACCACTACTGGATCTAATCCAGTTAAAGTTTTCCGTGGTATTCTTGGTACGAAAGCAACCTCACATGTCGTCAATTCTGTTATTAGAAAAGTTAGAATTGATCCAATCGAACTTAGAAGACACTCTATCATTCGTGCTTCTGGCCATACATTTGAATATGTTGGATTTGGTCCCGGTAATTACTCTACAGCATTCCCAGACAAACATGATAGAGCAATCACTGTTGACGAAGAATTATTAGCTCAGTCTAATAAGAGAGAGGGTGGAATTAACTTCTACACCGGAATGAATGATAAGGGTATCTCATACTCTGGCAATAAGCGTCTTAGTACAATTACTGGTAGAGAAGAGATCTTTGACACTCCAGTTGAAACCGTAGAGGGTGAGGACGTTAGTGTTCTACCAAATCTGAATGTTGTTGCCCCTGTTGAATTGGTTGCAAGTCGTTCAATTACTGTTGAGGGTGGACCTGACAATAAGGTTATATCCAAGTTTAATGGCCCAGTTATTATTAATAATAAACTGACTGTAAACTCCACGAAAGGATTTGAAACAAATAATATCTTTATTCAAGGCGATGCCACAGTTTCTAGAAAGTATACCGTTGGTATTGCAACTCCTGCTCTTGCTGGTAACCCAGGAGATGTTGTTTATGATGCAAACCCAAGTTCAGGTGGATATCTTGGTTGGGTTTACACTGTAGAAAATGGTTGGAGACGTTTTGGTAATGTCAGCACAGCAACTAGTACAAGTGATGGACTGTTTGATACTCTTGGAGTTTCAACTTCATCTATAACTGGAGATAGCAAACTTCAGGTAGGATCTGGAACTTCAATATTTGCCGTTGATGCAAATGGTGTTGGTATTGGATCCACTGCAAATGGATTTAAACTCCGTGTTGTTGGTGAATCTAGATTTAGCGGATCTATTGTTGCAACAGCATTTACTGGAGATGGTTCGGGTCTAACAAATCTTGCAAATGACTCTCTGTTTGATACTGTTGATTCTGGTATTGGAACAGGAATCTTCCCTACTAGTTCATTAAATGTTGGTATCGGAACTACCAGACCACTTGATGATGTTAATCTGACTGTCGGTGCAGTTGGTTCTTCTGGAACCACTATGCATGTCTTCTCCGAAGCCAAGTTTGCTGGTATTGCTACTGTAAAAGATCTGACGGTTACTGGATTTAGCACAGTTGTTGGAAACTTTGATATCCAGAACTCTTCTGGACAAATCACTGCAGGTGTTGTTACCGCAACTACTTTGAATGTAGGTGCTGCGGGAACAATCATCACCACGCAGGTTGGATTTGGATCAGTTGGTATTGGTTCTACTCAACCAACTGCGATGCTTGATGTTGGCGGACATACTAAGTTCACAACCTACTCTGAGGTAGTTGCTTCACCATCAATCTCAGTTAATGAAATTACTTTTGACCTTTCTACTGCACAATCATTTACGATTACCGCATCTGATGATATTACTGCATTTGTTTTGAGTAATGTTCCTTCAGGATCAACCTCATTTACCGTTAAGATTCTTCAGGACTCAACTGGCAATCACTCTGTCGGTATAGATACATTCAAGGATGGTAGTGGAACAGCAATTCCAGTCTTCTGGCCTGGTGGGGTCTTACCCATAGTCACACCAACAGCAGACAGATCGGACATCTATTCGTTTAAGACATTTGATGGTGACAATATCACAACCTCTGGTTTATATGGTGTTGTAGGAGGACAGAACTTCGCATAATGGAGAATATCAACTTTAGAGGGGTTCCAACATCCCTATTTCTCAACGGACCAAAACTGGGGATCGTTACTGATCCTCAGAATCAAACGGATGTAATTGGAGTTGCAACATTTACTGGTATTGCAACAGCATCATTTCCAAATCCAACTGATGGAGTGAATGATGGATCAATCGCATTTAAGTGGTATTTTGATGGATCTCAAATTTTAGATACTAGTGTAGATAGTAATAGTAATGCATCAATCGTAGGATTTAGTTCTGCAACTGGAACTGGATCAACCATTACTATTAATGGTTTAACTACTGATGATAGTAATAAAGAAGTATATTTTACTGCTGATTATATTCCATCAGCATACTCTCAACCAGCAGGATCGGCAGTTACAGCAGGAACTGCAAGATCAACCGGTAATGCATTTAATGAACCATTACAATCTGGAATTGGAACAATAACAGTATTTCCAATTATTGAGATTACTTCTCAACCCACAGATCAATTAGTATCTGTTGAGGATGATGCAACATATTCTATTGCAGCAAAAACAACACCTGGTGATGGACCTGTAGAATATCAGTGGCAACTTGATGGTAATGATTTGTCTGATGGAACAACAACCACGACTGTTCAAGAAGGAGCATCAGGAAAACTTAAACTTTTTAGACTCAACGATTCAACTCATGGATATACTGCTACTAATCCTGAGGAATTTGATGTATCTCAAAATAGAGTTTTTGGAATAACAGGTGATAAATTTGCTAGAAATCGTCCAGGATCAGTTTCTGTCATAAACTTTATTGAGACTACTGAGGACATGACTTTTAGAATCACTGCTAATGGTGCAGATGGTGGAACGTCTGGTAGAAGATCTGTTGCTGGTGGTAAAGGAGGACAATCTATAGGAACATATACTTTTAAAGCAGGACAAAAGTATAAAATGATAGTTGGCCAATCTAGTTTTAGTTCAAACCAATATGATGGTTGCTCTCCAGGTGGAACTAGTTCAGGTGAAGCTGGATATGGAGGTGGATTTACAGGACTCTTTATTACAGATGCATTTTACGATTCAGTTGATAACTTCACCTTTGAGCAATCAGATGCTATCTTGATTGCTGGTGGTGGAGGTGGTGGAGCCGATGATCCAGCATCTGGTGGTGCTGGGGGTGGACTATCAGGAGGTAATGGTGGGAATGCTCCTGGAAGAGGAGGAATGGGAGGAACACAATCTGCTGGTGGTGCGGGAGGTTCTGTAGCCACTGATGGCGATCCTGGATCAGCACTTCAAGGTGGTAGTGGCGGCGGTGGCGGCGGCGGAGGTGGATATTTTGGTGGTGGTGCCGGTGGTGGACATAATGGATGTTGCGCTGATGGTGCCGGTGGTGGTGGGTCTGCTTTCTTCTATGATACTGCTGATACTACAAGTGGTAGAGGCGAAAATGTTGTTTCTGATATTACATCAACTAAAGGCGGAAGTGATGTAGAAAGTTCACGAGTAAATGATGGTGCATCTGGAGTACATGGAAGTTTTTCCATGGAATTAATTTCAACTACAAAAACAGTTACTACAACAGTCACTGGTTCTAACACTGATACCCTAACAATTAATGCAGAAGCAACAGCAAACGGAACGATTAGATGTAAATGTACTGCAACTGATGTTCAGCAATCACCAGTATTTTCTAATACCGTAAGTTATGTTGTTGTAGAACCAAGATCACTGCTTGAGATTGAAACCTACAATTATACTGATGCTACTGCAACACTTTCTGAGTTTGACTTAGATGACGGTGACTTGACGATTGATTATGCATCATACACTGGAAACGCAGTATGTTTGTATTCAGGTGATAAAGATATTGATGTTGAAATGGAAATGTATGGTGGAAAAGGTAGTGATGGTCAATCAGGATTAGGATCTGGTGGTGAAGGTGGATATTCAAAGATTAGATTTACTATGGAAAGGAATGAGGAATATGTTCTCACTGGATTATTTGATGCAGTAAATGCTCCATTCTTGTATAGAAAAGCAACATTAATTGCATGTGTTGGTGGAGGTGGTAGTGCTGGAATTGCTGGACTTGGTGGTGATGGTGGTGGAATAGGTCTCGGTGGTCAAGGTGGGGTGGGTGCTGGTAATGGAACTGGTGGTGGGGCAAATGATTTACAAGCAGATGGACTTTTTGGATCAGCATCGAGTCTTACCGCAGTTCCTCCAGATTCCGACACCCCTCCAAACGAATCTGCCGGAGGTAGGACAATAGCCTGCACGAGAGGTGTATATTGGAGAGATCAGGGAAAATCACCTTGTGAGGATCTTGGAACTATTAAGTTTAGAACTCCAGATGGAACAGAAATATCCAACACTGCAGAAATTGAAAGAGGATATAAATCTGGATATAATATAATTCAAACAAAAGGAATAGGAAGAAACGATGGTGGTGCAGGTGGATCTGGTGCCGAAGGTGGTCAAGGTTCAACAAATCAAAGAGGTGGTGGAGGAGGAGGATCAGGATATACTGATGGCTCTGTAACTGAAGTAGAAAGTACGCAAGGTGGCAGTACTGGTGATGCTAAAATTATTATTCGTCTTTCTGATCCAAGTGTGGTTAATCCATCAACCACACTTCAAGATGTAATATTTGATGTTACATCTTCAAACCAGAGGAATACGATTACCTTTGTAAAAGAAAGTGGAACCGGACCTGATAGAATTACGTTTGGTCCTAATTTTGGAACTGTGAGTGTTTCTTTAGGATTTGGTGCAGTTTATGATAGAGAGAGTGTATCTGTTAATGGAGATACCTCTGCTGGAATTATTAGATTGACTGATAATACACTTGAACTTGAGGATTCAAATGATGGTGATTTCACCGATTTAACTATTACCCCAAGAAAAGGTAAGTTTACAAGTAAATTTAGATATGAATTTACTAGATCAAGTGAAACAGTTACTTTTACACAGTCTTTGACTGGAGATCATCTTGGATTTACTATGACCCTAGTTTCTGGAACTGGAACTGGACCACAAACAATTAAATTTGGTGGTTCTGGACTCACATTACCTTACAACGAACCAGTTACTGCAACAATTCAGCAGGGAGCAGTTTATACTATCACATCAACAAATAATGTCACTACAAGAAGTTTGAGTGATGGCACTCTTACTCTTACCGATGTGGATAGCAATCCTGGAACTTTGGAAATTACTCCAGACAAAGGAGAATGGACTTCAACATCTAGATACGAGTTCACTTAGATACTTGTATAAATAATAAAAAATAAGCGGGGGAGAGTGAACCCGAATGGCAGTCAATAAGAATTTTGTTGTCAAAAACGGGCTAGAAGTAGCAACAGACGTTATTCTGGCAAATGCTTCTACCAAAAATGTCGGTATTGGTTCTACCCAACCAACTCTCACCTTAGATGTAAGAGGTGGAATTGGTGCTACCGATCTTCAAGTCACTGGATTTACTACTCTTACGCAAGATCTGCAGGTAGGAACATCTGGTAGCGTTTTTTACGTCAGCAATAGTAATAACTTTGTTGGTGTTGGAACCTCAGTTCCTGCTTATACTTTAGAAGTTCGTGGACCTGTAAGCACAGGTGTCACGGCACTATATGTTCGTGGTGACATGCGTGTCACTGGTGATATCAATCTCGATGATATTACTCTTGATGACGCAGAGATTGAAAATCTGACAGTTACAGACACGTTAACTGTTGCTGGTGTTACTACTCTTGCAAGTAGTGGTGGTATTACAACGACAGGTGGTCAGGTTTATATCAATACTGATCTGAATGTTGGTGGTGTATCAACATTTACTGGTGCGGCAGACTTCAATAATGATGTTGATATTGATGGTCACACTGAACTTGATAATTTAAATGTTAGTGGATTCTCTACATTTGTAGGGTTCTCTACATTTAGTGATTATGTTTTTATTCAAGATGGATTGAATGTTACTGGTGTCATCACTGCAACATCATTCACTGGTCTTGGACAAATTGGTGTCGGTTCTGAAGGAACCTTCATCGGAACTGGCGTTACGATGGTTGATTTTAAATCATCCAACGCAGGAAATACTGTTGATGTAACAACAGGAATCGCAACGGTCACAGTTCAGACTGGTGCATCTATTGGTCTCGTAATCGCTCTTGGCGGTTAATTCAATAAATACTCATAACACTTAAAGAAAGATGGCAGAAGCATTTTCAAATAAAGTAGCGAGAGCTGCGGGTATTGTAACTAGTTACAGTGGGAGCACAGTGGCTGCGGGAAGCACTGCCATTACAGTTACCGCACTGACGGGTATTGGTGTTTCTTTCCTAGTTGACAATCAAAATTTTATTGCTGGAACTAAGGTTGTATCAACCAGTGCCGTCTCTGGTGGAGTAGGAACTGTATTTACAGACAGAAATTCTACAAATACGGCAAGTGCAAGTACTCAAACTGTTAGGTTCCTTGGACCAACGACAGCATATACTTCTCCTGCATCCACGAAGAGTATTATCATCGGTGGAACGTTTGCAAATAATACAAATAACTCAGTAAATCTCTCAGTCGAGATCTACGACAGCAGTGTTGGGATTACTTCTACAGGATCGGTTGCGATTGCAAGTAAGATCCCAGTTCCGTCAGGAAGTTCTTTCGTTATTTCCGACACAGGTAAAACACTTTTAGAATCAGCAGATGAACTAAAAATTTATTGTGATAGTGAAGGAGCAATTGATGTAAGTCTCAGTATTCTCACAGGAGTTAACTGATGGCAGATCGTAACGGTTATATCGGAAGAGCACCTAGTGACTCAGCAGTCACAGTTGCAAGACAAACTTTTTCACCTACTGGAGTTACAACTAACTTCACTTTTGCATCTGGTTACGTTGCAGGATACTTTGATATCTTTATTAATGGTGTAAAGATGATCGAGGGAAGTGATTACACTTCTACAGACGGGTCAACTTTTTCAATACTAAATGGTGGTGCAATTAGTGGTGATGTAATTGAAGGTGTTGCGTATAAGGCATTTAATGCAGCCACCGCAACTGTTGGAATTAACTCTTCAGGAACTCCTATCGGTAGTGTTAATACACTCAACTTTGTCGGAACCGGAAATACTTTTGCATTAAGAGGTAGTTCTATTGACATCAGTATTTCTGGTGGTGGTGCAGGTGCTGGTGGAACATGGACTAACTATGATACTAATACTGGAGTTAGTACCACAAAGAAAGTTAAGATTGAAAATAATTTAGAAGTTACTGGTGTTACCACATCAACAGGTGGATTTGTTGGTAATGTAACAGGTAATGCTTCTGGAACCGCTGGTGGATTAACTGGAACACCCGATATTACTGTTAGAAATATAACAGGTGTTGCTGCAACATTCACTGGTGTTTTAACATATGAAGATGTAACCAATATTGATTCTGTTGGACTTGTTACTGCAAGATCTGGTGTAAGAATTGTTGGTGGTGGACTGACTGTAACAGGTGTATCTACTTTCCATAATAATGTAGAACTTAATGCAAATCTAGACCTACAGGATGGTGATAAGATCCTTCTTGGTTCTGGTGATGATTTAGAAATTTATCATAGTGGATCTCACAGTTTTATTGTGAATTCTGGTGTTGGTCAATTGTATATCAGAGCATCGGGAGGAAATGTTCAGGATCAAGGTAATGCAAACCAAAGTTGGTTGCAATTTAATTCTGGTGCTGGTGTAGAAGCACACTTTGCAGGAAGCAAGAAACTTGAAACCACTGCTGCAGGTGTAAGTATCACCGGAACTTCAACCTGCACTGGTAGTGTTCAGGTTGGTTCTGGTCAATCATTTGGTTCAAGCACTGGATCTGCTGCAGTTTATTATGGTGACGGATCAAATCTCACCAACTTACCTGCTGCTGGACTTACCACAGAAGCACTTGTATCATCTGGTATTGTTACTACACTGAACCTTACATCAGCACAAGACCATAAGGTAACTGCATCTGGTATTACAACCATCACAGTGTCTGGTGGAACAGAAGCAGATAGTCATACAGTAAGAATTATCAACTCTGGTATTACAACTGTAGGATTTAGCACATTCTTCTTATTCCCATCAGGTTCTACACCAAGTTTACCAACTGCAGATGGAGCAATTAGTTTGATTTCATTCACGGTAAATAGGGTAGGAGCAGGTGGAACACAACTACTTGCTGGCGCATCCGTAAACTATAGCTGAGGATAGATAAATGGGAATAGCATTACCTCAGTTAGCACCTGCTTCTGAAGATAGGGCATCTGGTGCTCAGGTTATTGATGGTAGTTTGAAGTTTAATGAAACATTAGGTAGTTATCTAACTAGAACTCCAAGTTCTAATGGAAATAGAAGAACTTGGACTTGGAGTTGTTGGTGTAAGATTGCAAAACTTCCAGAAAGTGGAACAAATGGTGATAGAACTTTGTTTTCCGCAGTTGATGCTCAAACTAATGGCGATGACGATGCTATAAGATTTATTAGAACTGGAATAACTGGAGCAAATAGTTTATATTGGAGTTCCTCTGAATATAATGTAGGGGATGAAGAAGTAATATACACAAATGCGGTTCTACGCGATCCTAATACGTTTTATCATGTAGTTCTTATAAAAGATACAACACAATCAAGTTTGGCTAATGGTCAAATGAGAATGTATATTAATGGAGTAGAACAATCATTAGTTGAATCAAACGCTATTTCGCAAGATGCAGAAAGAGCTATAAATTCACAAGTCCCACATGCTATTGGTGATCATTATGATCAAGATAGACCATGGGATGGAATGATGTCTCAGGTCTATTTCATCGACGGCCAAGCACTTGGTCCTGAAAGTTTTGGATATACTGACGGACTCACTAATACTTGGAGACCTAAAAAGTTTAGTGCCTTTAATAATCCAAATAATGGAACAACTTGGACTAATAGCATAAGCGGAACTGCAGATAGCGGTTGGGCTAAATCGCAAGCATTTGATGGAACCAACGCTAGTTCTCGCGCATCTAATGGTAATTCACTTACATTTACACCATCAAGTCCTATTCCCATAAAAACTTCATTACGAATTAATGCTCGTAAGTATGGTTCTGGTTCTTCTGTACTTACTGTAAATGGAACTAACTATGCTTCATTACTATCAGCAACAAAGGCATACGTTACTATCCCAGAATCAACCATTACTTCTATTGTTTGGTCAAATGTTAATGGCAACTCTGACTCAGTAGATATTACAACAATTGAAGTAGATGGTTATCCCCTTTTAGATGGGGTAGGAGATAACTCTTTCTACCTCCCATTTGATGGATCTGCACCAATAGGAGAGGATCAATCTGGAAATGGAAACAACTGGACACCAGTAAACTTTGGTGGTTCAGTAGCACTTGATAACCCACAAGTATCTGGTGCAAAACCAATCCTGAATGTAACTCAAGGTGGAACTCAAGCAGGAGTTGGTGTATTTGGAAGTAAAGAAAATATAGGATATGCTGTCACTGTAGCTCCAAAAACTGGTGGAGGTAATGCATATTATATTGATGGAGTAGAGAGACAAACTCTTACTGGATTAATTCGTGGCGCAACATATACTTTCAATCAGTCAGATAGCAGTAATGATAATCATCCTCTTAGACTTTCAATAACAGATGATGGCACCCATACTGGAGGAGGAGCTCAATATACTAATGGAAATGTACAAGGTGGAACACCAGGAACTGCCGGTGCAGCAACAACAATAACTATTCCATACAACGCTCCTAATACGTTATATTATTATTGTGGAAATCACTCTGGGATGGGAAATAACATCACAGGTATCACCACAAATGAGAAGTTAGCAGATCAATATGCATCACACTGCACTCTTGCACTTCCATTAGTTGGTAGTGCTAATGATGTAAGTGATTCTGTTAATATTGGAAGTACTACAAAAGCAGTTACATCAAATAATGCTGTTGCTTCAAGTGCTCAAAGTAATTTTTATGGTGGAAGTTGGTACTTTGATGGAAACTCAGACAGTTTAACATTTACAACATCAAGTGCCTTATCACTAAGTGGAGATTTTACTATTGAGTTTTGGATTTACAATAATACTATTGTGATAGATTCTCAGCACCCATCACCAATTACGATGCCAGGTACTACTGTATCGCAGATTTATACTAACTCTAGTAGCGACTTCTATGGATTGTATAGGAGTGGTGATATTGTTACCACTGGAAACAATTCTGCATTAACTGGTGTGTGGCAACATGTCGCATTTACAAGAAGTGGATCAACTTGTTATGCATTTCTTAATGGAGTTTTGAAAAATACTGCTACCAATAGTGATACTTTTGGTGATGCTACTGGAACATATAGAATAGGATCATATAGTGGAACTGGTGGAGATATTAATGCATATATGCAAGACCTTCGTGTTTATAAAGGAGTAGCAAAATACACCAGTGACTTTGTAGTTCCTGCAACCTCCCCAGACATTCTCCCAGACACTCCATCAGGTGTAAGTGGTGGATCTAAACTTGCTAAAGTCACTGATGGTGCTGTGAGTTTTGATGGTGATGGTGATTATTTGAGTATTGCTGATAGTAGTGACCTTACAGTTGGAACTAATCCATTTACTCTTGAGTTTTATGCATATA